CCACTTGATGCTCCATCAGGAAAGTTAAAAGCCATAAATGTTCTCCTTTACTATATAAATATTAATTACTACACTCTACCTCGTATTCTATCCAAGGTTTGGTAGGTTTTTCATTTGGGAATACAAATTTTCTACAAGTACCATCTTGTTCAAAGTAAATTGTTTTTATCATTGTAGTTGGAATATGTCCACCTGTTGGTAAAACTTCATGTCCTTCTTCAAAGATATTTTCAATCGTAATTGTTAAATTTTGTACATCATCCCATATTCTTTCTTCTTGTTCTAATAATCTCCAAGCACCTCTATTCAAATCTTGTTGTTGTAAAGTACAATTTAAATAAGAAAAAGTAGAATACAAGTTAGCTTGTGTATCTGAGTAAGTTGCCGCTGGTGCAAGGTGTCCTTTATCCCATGGATTAGCATAATAATCATGTCTATCTGATGTATGAACTGATGGTTCTACATGGAAATCCATATTACCTCTATCAACATTCTTTGGTCTATTTGTAGATGTATAAATCAACTTCATTGGTTGTTCATATACTTCATTGTACCAAACTTTAAATATTGCGTTTTCAATGATAACTTCATCTCTTAGTTCTCTTTCAGGTACTTGAGAAAAACCCTCTGGTGTACATCCCATCAATATGATGGAAAGTAAAAATAATTTAATAAATTTCATAATAATTATTTGGTTCTGTTAATATATAAATATAGATTAAATTAGTTCCTTTGAATTATTTAGAATAATATCTAAATATGAGTTATTAGTATATGAAATATCAATTAAATTTTTTCGAGTAGTTTCTACCCACTTTTTTAATTCTTCCTTTACATAATTCCACTTATCTTTATCAGCTATAGATTCTTTTATAAATTCACACAACTCATCAAATGAATTATATCTAAAAGAAAGTATATATGGTTCTTTATTATACTTAGTTTGTATTTTATTGTAAAAATCATACACCTTAAAGGAAGATGATAAAAACAACTTCCCACTTAAAATTCTTATTACTGATTTTTCACTTATATAATCTAACTCCATCCACTCATCAATTATTTCAACTTCTGCTAAAGGAAGTATTTTATAATACATTTCGTGAATATTGTTTATATTAGATTCTCTACCCCAATCATGAATACCATATCCTCTTTTATTAATATAGTTATCTTTTATATGAGCTTGAATATATTTTCTAAACTCATCTACTTCTTTATCTATATTACTATCAACACTATCATCGGTGAAAGAGTATGAAGAATGTGTTATAAAAACTTCTGGTATTGTTAATAGTTTTTTAATTTGTTTTATTTTTTCACCAATTATTCTTCTAACCGAATAACTTAATTTATGGTTGGGAGTTATTTGTTTTAAGTAATTATATAAGAAATATGAATGTTTTATATCTAAATTAGAATCGTGTATATATGATAGAAAATTGTTAGTAAAAACATAATGATGGTTTTTACAATTAGTAGCTGAAACTATTTCATCTACGAATATTTTACAATTTTTAATTTTAGAAATAGGTAATGTGTGATTTCTACCTTCCCAATCTATATAAAAAATATTTAATTTTTCACCAAGAACTCTTCCTTTTTTAATTAAATCATCTCTAAGTTTATATTCAAAGTAATTTAAAGTTTTATAACTATATCCCCTATCTGTTGAAATTCCTTCTTGCATTAGATAGGTATGGATATCAAATATATGATTTCCATCTAGTTTATCCCATTCATCATCTCCACAAAAAATTATTTTAATGGAATCATTTTTATATTTTGTTTCTAGTACTTGTTTTGTATTTTGTTCCTTAAAAAAATAAGAAGGAATATCTGGTTCTTTTAAATCAGTGCCATGAAAAAAATACCAAACTAAATCATTAGAGTAGTTGTGATGTACATAGAATTTTTTCATAATATGGATAACGGTTTACTAGATTTATCGGATATAACATAATCCAAATAAGAATTATTTTCATGAATTAACTCAATCAATTGTGTTCTTAGGTTATTTACATATATTTTTAGTTTTTCAACAAATTCATTCCATTTGTGTTCATCATATGTTAAGTTATCGATGTAATCCATTTTATCTAAAATACAATCATATTCTAATGGAAATTCTATTACTTTCTTTCCATACGTTGTTAACCATTTATTATAAAAATCAATAGTTTCTTTATAAAATGGAATAAATGGCTTACCAACTAGTATATGTGAAATAGATTTTTCTGTTATGAAATTGTTTCCAACTGCTGAAAAACGAGATGTTAATATTCTATCTCGTGTAGGAGAATGTTCAAATAAAATACATACTTCTGATATCCCAAACATTTTCCACATATTTTCATTCATATTGTTTGAGTTCCACTCACCACCCCAATCATGAATACCATATCCTCTTTTTTGTATAAAGTTTTCTTTTGGTATTTTTGAAATTAACTCTTTTCTGTATGGTGTTGGTTTATGAGTATCAGGTGTTATTTGGTTTTCATCTCCAAATGATGATTGAGTAACCGAAATAGTTGGATTGTTTAATTTTAAAACAATATTTGCCATTGCTTCTTTATCCCCATACATCCTTCTAATTGGAACGTTAATTTTATATTTGTAGTCGTTTTTATATTTTAGGTAATCCCCAAAAAAATAATAATCTCTAACACCCAATGTATTTGGATAGATAAATGACCATATTAGATTTGTAAATACAAAGTGATGATTGGGTACTTTTTCTTTTACAGATGTAGTTTCTTCATCCACAAAAAATTGTATTTTAGAACTCATCCTTTTATACCACCCTTCCATGATATATGGGTCATGTCCTTCCCAATCAATATAATGGTAATGAATTTTATTATTTAATACTTTAGCTTTAGAATTAAGAAAATCTAAATTTTTATTGTTAGTTTCTACCATTAAATTAGAATTGAATCCTCTATCGGAAACCAAACCATCCTCTAATAATTTTATACTATAATCAAATAAATGAAATCCATCAGTTTTATCCCAATTTTTTTCATTACAAAATTCTATTTCAATTTTATTATTTTTATAGATTCCATTTAGAATAACACTTTCTTTTACTTTTATATTTTTATTCCATCTATTATAGTTTCTAAACCAAGTTGGAACATTATCTGGCTCAATCTCTAACCCATGAAAAAATAACCAAAATAATTCATAGGTATAATAATGATGTACATAAATTTTAAACTTTTCCATAATCACTACCCCAATCTACTTTGACAGGAAATCCATAACTTTCGAGAACGGATTTAACCAATTTAATTTCTTCTACTTCAGAATCATCGAATTCAAATAAGAATGAATCATAAGTGTATAATATAGGAAGAGGAAGTTGTAACTTCTTAAGTTTACTCAGTACCTCAATGTTGAACTCAGTTTCCGTCGCTTGGAGAATATAGTTGAAGAACTTTTGTGCGTTAGGTTTTTCAATCCAACCTAAAGGTATTTTTCTTCCTTTTGGAGTTTGTAAGTAACCATTTTTCACCGCCTCTTCTTGCATCTTTCTAATAAACTTATCTACTTTATCAAAGAATGGTATATTTCTATCTTCATCGGATACTCCCCCATATAAGATTCTAAACGTTCTTCCTTTGGATTCCCCATAATCACAACCATATTGGTCTGCTAACCATTGGTGAACCGAACCACTTGGAAGTTTGTATTTAATTAACTTACCAATAATTCGGACATGATAAGCATCGTAATCGAATTGTAAGAAGAGTTTTCCTTTTCTTGGAACGAATACATCCCTACTACCATCTTTTTTATTAAGAGCACCATAATTGATACCTAAATGTCTATTGGAAGGTCTTGATGTAATCGTGTATGGATTGTACTCGGTGAATGTATTCTCTAAAAGTAATGACTTTTGGTGAGTAGGCCATCTATCAAAAAATTTTTCCCTATCGACTTGAATCCCTTTTCTCTCGATATCTGAAAGGATAGGAATCATCGTTTCATCCACCCAATTGTTTGTATGTTTTATATCCCATTCATCTGCAATACCTCGTAGTACCTCACCCCACTTCATTATAGGGATACTCTTACCCAAACCATCTCTTATACCCATTCGGATATAAAAACTCGTTAGAACCTCTAATTTATCACCGAAAGGATATATCTTAAAGTTTTCAAAGAATAAAGAAGTTTGCACATCTTTTAGATTAGTTACCTTAATATCGGTTTGTAAGAAACCTTTTTTGTTCCAAATCCATTTTGGTTGATTCGAGGTTGATAAATCTATTTCTAACTTTTCACAATCATTATGGTTGAATGGAAGTATAAAATCAAGATTTCGGAATTGGACATACAAAAATGACAACCTATTATTCATAGGATGTCTTTCCAAATCTTCCCAAATAGGAATAATCGTTGATTGTTCGTTATTCCAATATTCGAGAAATTGGTCTTTCTCTTTATTAGTTTCTACTATTACCATTTACCCCACATACCCGCTTTACCACTAAGATACATTTCTGTTGATATCTTAATACCAAGGTACATTTCTTTTAATATCTTTTTCATTCTGTAACTCCATTATTATATTCTAATAGGATTAGTTCTGCAGTTTCTTCATCTACATAACCACTACCATCGATATCGATTAAGTGTCCTATATAATACATACCATCTTGTTGTGTTAAATCTGTTTTTTTCATAATATTACAAATATACGAATTATTTTTGAATTTACCAAATTATTTTTTAAAAAGGTAAAGGTTCATCCTTTTTTTCTTTAGGGATTGGTTTACTCCAATCATCCAATTTTATGTAATCATATGAAGCAAATGGTTGTATTCCCATTTCTGTGATTTCTGGTCTAGCATTTGGATTTTTTTCATCTATCTCATCTAACATCTTATGTGCATTTTTACGAGCCATATAATCATCCTCGCCATACACATACATATCAACTGTTACTACATATCGTGTTCTTGTTTCTTTCATAATTTATATACTTAAATGGTTTAACTTTTCTTTTAATCTTTTCATATGTTTACAAGGTGAATAAGAACGAAAAGAACGTGCTGGACATTCACAATCATCAATCTTGTAATCAGTTACCCTTACTTGGTAGTAAGATAACTTACCTGTCTTTTTGTTTCGAGAACCCATTTCTCGATAGTACCAACTATTTGTCATAACCAATAAAATTAAGAGTTACAGGTGGAACTAATCCTTTTTTAACATAGTAAGGATACTCCTCATTCAACCAATAGTTTTGAACGTTATGTAATTCATTTAAACAATCTTCCCATAATTCACCAAGGGTATATCCATCACCATATTTGATACCACCACAAAGAACCATTAGTTCATTTAAGGTTTCAAAATCATCATTCTTTTCAGCTTTGTTTATTTGGGTTTCAATTTCTATCTTCATGAAGTTAGCAACATAATCATTGTACTCATACATTTCTTTACTCCAAGGTTTTGTTATTTTAGGTATTTTCATATTTTAAAGGTTTAAAGGTTTATTTCTTTCATTATATCGTTAAGAATATTATTAAATATCATATCTGTTTTCTTTTTTTCTTGATATTTTTTCTTATTGATTATAGAATTTTGTTTCTTGATTATCGTATTAAGAGCAGAAATTACATCATTTTTAGTATCACCAATCATACCAACTAACCACTTGGTTCCATCAATATTTAAAGTATCACCCAAGTTTCTTTCCCACTTAGATAACATATACTGAACTCCGTATAACTCAGTTTTACTCTCATTCATTCTTACTAATCCGATGTGTGTTTCTTTTATCATTTTTAAGGTTTTAATCGTGGTTAAACTCCCACTCAATTACAGTACTAATATACGAAAAATATTTGAATTGACCAAATATTTTAACACTTTTTTTTAAAATTGGCCATCATCTTCAAATGATACCAATTCTGGTTCAGAATACTTGTATGTTACTGATAAAGTTGGGTTGAATATTGTTTGATATCCACTTTGATTATAAACACTATTAGTAAAGTTACTAATAACTGTATCTATAAAATCTTTTAGAAGATAAGTTCCATCAGAAGAACCAAATCCATCTCCTTCATCCCAATCATTAGTCCATTCTTCAGCTATTTGTACTGAAATATCAACCAATTCAGAGAATTGAATTTGTTCATCATTAATCATTTGTTTGAAAGAATCAATACCAAGGGCTCTTGATACGATATTGGAAGGGTTTACTAAGTAATTCATTCGTTTAACTTTTAAGTGTTATTAATTATTTACATAGTAAATATACGAAAAATAAATGAGAAATCCTAATTTTTTAACACTTTTTTTGCAATTATTTTAATCATCCATTAATGAACATTTGAATGTTACTGATTTATCAAAAATAAATTCACAAACAGATTTTTCATCTATTTCTGCAACTTCTATTTCTAATTCTATTAACTGAATCTGAGATTTTGATAACCAATCTACTAAGTTGATAGTTAATACTTCGTTTACAATTTCTTTTATTTTACTTACTGTCATAATTTAAGGTTTTAAGGTTTTATATTTTTACTTTCTTTATTTTAGTTTTACATCCCCTATTGAACGTAGGGGATGGGATATAAGTTGAACCAACTTTTAACGAGCTAATCAATTTCAAACTCGGATGACTTTAGAGTCATCACAACTATGTAAGTAATAAACTTTAAACTTACACTACGAATATACAAAAAAAAGTAATACGAGTCAAGTAAAATGTGATTTATTTTACCAGTTTATATTGATTCTAAATAAGAATAATTTTATTTTTTGTTAAGAAATTTTAGCTGAACCTACATCGATTGGTTCTCTCTTCATATGATTACCTGATGCAAAGTTTGCACCTTCTTTGATATAGCCAGTTAGGAATGCTCTTCTAAATCTTTGGGAATTATTTGGCTCTGAACCATGTACTACATTTGAATGAAGTAAAGCAACCTGTCCTTTCCTCAAATATCCATCTATATGTGTAAAGTTATGGTCATTAGGCAATATACATGGTTTACCTCTCTCATTCCTCCAATTCTTTGGATTTGAACCAGCTCTTTCTTCATCTATTTCTATTGGTAATCTACCTAACTTATGTGAACCTTCTAAATACCAAACAGAACCATTATTGGGGTCGTGATTATCAAAAGCAAGAGAAATGTTTACAATTTCATTTGTATTACATTGTGTATAAAATATATTTTGATGTTGGTCTCTTCCTAATTGACCTGGTGGTTTAAAGTATGCCCAAGATTGTACTGCAAATATTTTAGATTCCATTACAAATTCACAAGCTTCTATAATTTTAGGATGTTTCATCAATTCATATAACTTAGAAGATTGTTTATGTGGATGCATAAATGGGTCATATTCTCCCCATTGTTTTTCAGTATCATTAGTTTGTCGTTGAATTCTGATTCGTTCTAACTCCTCAGCATATGAATCTACTTCACTCTCGGTTAGTAGATTTAAAATAGATACTCCTTTGTATCTCCAATCAAATTGTAGTTGTTGTTTTTCTTCTTGTGATAAATAACTCATATAACATATTTTACTTTGTATATGTATATATATTAACTTTTATAAAATTGTAATAAATTTGGTAAATATAATTTTAATGTAGGTATCAAATGAGATACTAGTTTTATTGATATTCTATTTGATTCAGATACCGCTTTATCTGTAATATTACCGACTGAATCATATTGTGTTTCCATTGGGCCTTTTATTCTCCATTTTAATTCAACAATAGTATATAAAGAATTAGTTATAAACCTATTTCTATCTCTTTTGGAAATCTCATATATAGGAGAACCTTTATCGTTAGTTTTTTGAATAAAATATCTTTTAACAAATCCTCTACGATAATCCACATCTTTTAAGACTGGCAAATACGCAATAATACTAATCTCCTTTGGAGTTTTTTTTATAATTTGGCTATATCTTTTAAAATTTGAATCCATTATTTCTCACTTCCTATCATTCTCATTTCTGTTTTAACATCAGTCATCCATTGATTTCCACTAATAGAATGTCCTACCTTCATAACTTGAAAAAAGTTAGGGTAACCATACTTATCAGGTATTCCCTCAAATCTAACTTTATCACCAACTTTAAATCCACTAACACCATGTACTGTAAAATCTACTTGAGCTAATCCAAGTGGTGGATTTTGGACATTGTTATCAGATTTTGGTTGTTCTCCACTTACAGCTGCTGATTTTAAACCTCTATCGATTAGTTCTACCGATTTTAAGGCAGTTGGGTCATTCCATGTACCAATACAAAGTAATGTTTCAATAGCTTCTTTTACGTTTTCAGTTGTTCCATCTTTACCAACACCACTTAAAACTTGTTTTCTATCTTGATATCTTGAAAACAATCCAGCTCTCTGTGCAAATACTTCAAAAGCTTTTGCTTTAGCTGTTTCTTCTTCGGTTGGTTCACCTTCTTCATCAGAGGTATCTGTACTATCAGATTCACTCTCTTGACCATCAAGTTGTTGTCTCATCAATATAGTTCCCACTCGGTCTACCGATGTTTCATCGAAAACAGAACCAAACATAATAGGTTGACTATCTCCTGAAGCATCTTTCTTATTTTTACTCATTTTTTTAATCATGATAGAACTCATCATAGCTCCTTGAACACTCATGTTAAAATTAACCGATGTAAATGGTGATTCTGTACCTCTCGTTTGGAAAGTTGCCATATCCTCATCATCTGGTTCGGTTTTTCCTGTAAAGTTAAAATCTACTACTCTTAGTTCAGCTGGGCCGTTAGGGTCATCTGTTTTTGGTTGTTCCATTATCTGAAAATCCCATAATGAATTACATCCACTACTCAAACCATTTAACATTTCATATAAAACATCTCGTGTGTTAAAGTTTGGTTTATTTAGACATTCTACAAAGAAATCATAGTTTATATATAAATCTTTTAACCATCCCCAAAATCCTCGTTTTTCGGTTAATGGTAAAACAGTATCATCACAATCGTGTGTTATTATAGTTTCATCTAAATCATATAAACATGGAAATGCAAAAGGAACTGGTCTTGATTGACCTGTTGCTGGGTCATTTGCTGAACCGTTTAATTCTGCTCTTTCATCTCCACTTGGGGCCTCTTCAACTAATGGATGTAAATTAGCTATATTATCATTATTATTTAAATCATCATAATTAATATATTTAACTTCTTCACCAGGTTCACCAAATAAAGATTTTTTTAGAGAAAAGTTAGGTGCTGTTGTATTTGGTATATATAAAGTAGATTTATCAGTACTCCACATATGTGGAAATGCTTTTATTGGAGTATCTTTAATATTAATAGTTAAATTTTTTGTATCCAAATTTGGACAATCAGATGGTTGTGATTCTAAATCTATGATAAAATCATTTAATATTTCAACAGCTAATTCAAATCTAATAAATCTTTCCTTATCAAATATTTCTACATTCGTTGGAATTTTAACAGAATCCCCACCCTTATTAGTAATAGTTGTTCCTTTTTGTAAAGCTTCAGATAATGTATCTCTTGCAACCTCATCAAAGTTTACATAGTTTCCTTCATAGGCCCAATTATTTCCATTTTTATCATTATTACTACTCCATTTTTTTATAACACTAGATTGTTTAAACTTAGGTAAAGAATTAAACATCTGTTTGAATAGTTGCTGACCAGATGTACTCTTTCCTACATTTTCTGGTGGGAATGGGTCTTCTTGCCCATCACCTGCAGAATCAGTTGAATTACCTCCTCGATGTGTTTGCATATATTCAGCGGCTATACCAGCTCCTGATATTTTTACTTTTAATTCGTATGATTCTCCATCTGCAAATGATACACCACCACCAACTACTATACCTAAAGTTGCATCGTATTGATACTTAGATAATTTTCTTTTTTCTCTAATAACGTTCCAATTATCATAAGCTGCTATTTGACATGGGTCAATAGCACCACCTCCTCCAATTCTCTGATTATATGAATCTGCTACATTCCAACCACATTCTAGTAAAATATGAAATCCTGGTTCAAGAAGGAATTTTTGTATTTTGTTCATTTGTTCTTTTGTAAAACACTTAACAGTAAATTCTGATTGTTTTAAAGAACCTCTAGCCATTTCATTTATACTCACACCTGTAATGATAGGAGAAGGTCTTAGACCCCTCCCTATACCATCTATTTCAACTGGAGTTGTCATATCTAAAGCGTAACCCAACATACCTGGTTTTTCATTATTACCATATACAGACTCAAAGTTTTGACCTCCATGTATAGATTGCATTACCAAACCGTTAGTATCACCAACTTCAACTGATGATATAACTCGTATCCATGATGTTAATCCACTTACACCACCTTGTTGATATACGTTTGTAGTTTGAGCTGCTCTATTATATAGAACGTCTTTTAATTCAGGATATATATTTGAGTATTTTGGAAAAAACATAAACTATAATTTTCTAAAATCATTAACAATCTTACTGTAATTTACAGGTATTCTAAGTGTAGTACCATCTGGCATCGCGAATGTAACATCATGTAAATTGTTAGCAGTTGCTATTATCCACCATAATGAAGAATCACCATAATATTCATTAGCTAAAGCATCCAATCTATCACCTGTTTGAGTTACTATATAAATATCTTTATCAGACAAAGGGATGTTAGGATATAAACGGCTTCTAAAAACTCGTCTACCATCCTTTAATTTCTGTATTTTATTATTATCGTATCTACTGTTTGCCATAATGTTTTATTTTAGCTAAAATCTAAATCTGCATATTGAGAATTTTCAGCTATTCTCCTTTCTTCATCTGCCTTACTTCTACCAGGCCAATAATCGTAACTTATCCAATGAGAACCATTAGGTCCATCATCAAAACCTACCATTTTTTGAGTTCGTGGAGTTCCATAAAAAGTATAGTTTCTCATATATGTATAAGCATTTTCTTTTTCTTTCTTAATACTTGAAATATCTATTTCAAAATCGTTAGCTATTGATTTACCTAAACCAATAAGGTTAGGGTCAATTCCTTTTCCTTTTACTTCTTTTAATCGTTCTTTAATGGTGGCTGCTCTTTTTGATTTATAAGCTGCAATAGCTTCTTCTTTTAATTGTTCAGGTGTTTTTTCAGCCCCACCATCAAGATTCTGAGTACCACTACCTCCTTCTTCTTTTTCTGGTGTACTAGTAGTTTCTCCTGTTTTAGGATTTACAGTTACTTTTACTTGTGCACCATCACCTGTCTGTGATTGTTCATTAGCTCCATCACCAGAAGGAGAAGTTTTTTCTTTTATCTCTTCAATAGCCTCATCTGATTTTTCATAACTATATAGTGATAGTTCACTTCCTGGCATTTCAACAAACTTAATTGTCAAGGAAGCATTTATAAACTTTGGTAATAAGATTCCAGATGATTGACTTTCCCATGTACCATTATCTGGAAAAGTATATGTTAAGGATTCTATAAATCCTATTTTACCATTATACAAATCACCTAATCTAAATTTTATGAATGGTGGATTTGAAATACCATTTACAATAGTTGGATATGTTTTTTTAGTTAAAGCTGTAATTTTTTCCCAATTATTGGTTAACTCACCTTGATTAGTACAATAAATATCAAAAGAAAAAGTTAATGCTCTTTCAACTCCATCGTAAGTGTAATAGTTGTAAGGATTACCTACAAACTTATTACCTGCCCATGATGGTGTAGATGTTTCAGATAATCCTGAAATAATACATTTGAAAAATATAGCTTTACTGGCATCTAGTCCTGATATCCAAAATGGTATTATATCATATTGTTCCATTTTAGATTTTTCTACTTCAGTTCCACCAGCATCAATATATTTTCCATTACTATCAGCAAGTGAAGTTCCTCCAAATATTTTACTTATATCATCCCATCCTTGTTTAAATCTTTCGTTATCAGTAAATTTTTTATCTGGTGAATAACCAGGTACATTTTTTATAACATCCTTACCTACTTTATATGTAAATGCATTTTCAGATTTTCCAAACTTACCATCGGAATTAGTTCTATCTAAACCATAAATTGGTGATACTAAACTAAAATCAAGTTGTTCTTTACTTTTATTTGCAAAAGGAAGATGTGTATCTGCACCCATTTCTCCACCCTCATCAAATATATTACGAGAAGCTGCTCTTGATGTATCTTTTAATACCTGAGAATATGTGTTATCATTATGATATTCTAAGTTTTTATTATTGTTATCACCAATAGCATCACCTATGGTTCCTGGACTTCCAAATAAAGCTCCTCTGAGTTTATCTTTGGCCATTCCTATTCCACCACCAACTGCTTGTTTTACTATTGTAGATGGATTCCCACCTGATTGTTTTAGAAGTTTTCCAAGTTCGGTACCATTCTTACCATAAGAAGCTAATGTTATAGGTTCAGATGATAAGTTTTCTGAAAAGGTGATTGAACCTTTTTTAGAACCATCTAATTTTATTACCCTTGATGGCAATGTTGTTTCAGGTATACCTAATACACTATTTACAGCATCTCTAGCTTTACCAATTACTTTATTAAGACCTAATCCACCAGTAGCTCCTTCTACAATACCAGCAGTCATATCCTCCTTATCAGGAGTTGTTCTTTGTGCTATACGAACTGCTTGATTACCATATATCAATGGATTATTTATATCAACAAGGGATGCTTTTCTAATACCATTCAATTCTTGTTGAACAAAATTAGTTACATCTTGTTTAAATCCACCTTTAGATTCATTAGCAGCTGAATTAACTGCCTTATCTTGGGGAGATTCTTTAAATAGTTCTAATATAGTTGGCATATATCTTTTTCCCTTTATGAATTACTTCTTACAAATTGGTTAAACCTACCTAATGCTTTATCCATCTTACCACCACTTGTTCTAGCAACAGCTTCACCATCCATATTAATTATAGCACCTGCGGCAACTGTATCAATTAATAAATCTAATTTTTTAAGGAGGTCTGTATTATTTCCTGTGTTTGATTCTTTTAGAGTTGAAGCTAAACTATCAATAGTACTAGATAAAACACTTTCATTCGATTCAATATCTTCTGATGAAGTATTTACATCACTAAGTGATTGAGAAGGAGTAATCATTTGGTTTGCAAGGTCTTTTCCATCTTCACCTACTACAACATTACTTACTGCCTTTAAACCATCTGATGCTATACTTAATCCTTTTGATGCTGTTTGAGTTGCTATATCTATTCCTGATTTTACAACATCTCCCATTGAAGCAAATAGTTTGGTGTTTTCCATTTCATCACCCCTACCTGTTAATGCTTTAAATCCATCAGATGCAATACTAGCTAAAGCACCCATTGGTCCTTTTTCAGCTACAACTTCTAATCCTTGTTTTAGAACATCTCCTATTTTACTAAAGAATCCTCCACCTGTTTCTTCTTGTGGAGATGATAGTGAACTTGAAAGTGCACTTGCTCCTTCTTGTACAAGAGAAGAAGCTGCTCTAAGAGGAGCAGTTAACATATCTCCCATTTTACCGAAGAATCCTTTTTCTTCTCCATCCTCACCTTCACTACTAAACATTCCACCTATCTTGTTGGCTATACTACCAAACATACTCTCTGGTTTCTTAACAGCCATAATAGTATCTTCAGGATGAGTTCCAATAACCTTTCCATTTTGAACAATACCATCATCTATACTACCACCATCACTAACACCACCACCATCTTTTGTAGCATCCATTCCAAGTAGTTTAATAGCCCAATTTGGTAATATATTAGTAAATAAACCTGATAATCGTGCGGGTATTCCTTTAAAGAAATCTACTATCATGCCAGGCATCGTACCTAACCAATCCATTACCTCATACCATGCCTCTTTTAAACCATCAAAGAATGGAACTCCTTCAAATATGTTAGCTAAAGAATCTACAATAGCTTCTGGTATAGCATACCACCAATCAAGGAAACCAGAAAAGGCTTGATTTAATCCATCGGTTACCATTGAAAAATCTAAGGTGAATATACCTTTAATTATTTTCCAAAAACCTGATACCATTTGTACAATACCTGCAAAACTCTTAGCTACTACTTGAAGTCCAAAAGATAATGTTCCACCAATAATCTTTCCTATCATTTTCATAACATCAAGGAATCCTCCAGCAGAACCCTCACCACTGCCACTAAACATATCACTAAATATATCAAATACTGGTTGTAATGATTTTCTTATATTTCCAATAGTACCACTAATACCTTCAATCATACCACCTACAAAAGCAGCTACTCCTTTAAATGCCTTTTTTATTGCAGGCATATTATCTTCTAACAATTTCATAAATGCTTTAGCGAATGGTAAAAACGCTTGAGCTAATTGTAGGAATTGAGCTTTCATTTGATTTTGCATCATATCTATTCTTGAAGTACGTTCATTATCATATTTTTGTTTCGTTATTGCAGCCTTCAATTCATCTTTATCCATTTTAGATATATCTTTACCTGATTTGATTAAATCTTGAGCAGCTTTTAGTTCTTCCTTACTAGCATTACCCATTGCTTTCTTAATCCTTTGTTGATTAATCAAATCACCAATTGGCATTCCTGATGCTTTTGCCAGTGCTTCTTGTTCATAAACATTTAATTTGGTTAAATCACCTAATTTACTTGCTTGTTTAAGAACTTCTTGTTGAGCCCCAACCATATCTCCTTGAGCAGCTAAACCTCTAGCTCTACTTAGATTTAAGTTGGTACCTAAAATAGCACTTGCTTCTAATTCTGAATTTATACTATTTTCAAAATCTAATAAACTACCTGCAACTTGACCTGCTTGTTTTAATGAAGTACCAAATTTAGCGGCTTGAATTGCGGCAGCCTGTAATTGTTTAGGAGTTCCTTTAAAGTACTTATTTATTTCTTCGGAACTATTAGCTATATCTTCTATAACTTTTCCTACTGGTACTTTAGCTAATTTTGCTGCTGCAATGGTAGTTCCCATCATAGCTTGAGCGGCATCACCTGATATTCCAAATTGATTTTGTAATAGTTTATTGGTTTTACCAATAGTAGATGCACTTAAACCTAAATTAAAGGCCATCTTAAGTGTACTATTAACTACCTCATCACTTAATTTTTCAATACCATCAAATTCTTTATACAACTCACCTGCTGCTTTAGCACCTGTCTCTAAATCTCCAGTTAAATGCATTACAGAACCAGCGGCTGATGTAATTTGTGAATCTAATCCTTCGAATTGATTTTTATTCATCCCAGAAGATTCTCGGAATGCTATGGTTGCTTTATCTAACGCTTGCATGGCATATAACCCAGCGGCTAATGCTCCAATGATTAGAAGTAATATAGCTTGAGGGCCTGCAAAAGCACTTAACATTGAACCACCTGCTGCCATAGCACCTTTACCCATGGCCTTCATGTTTACAGTAGCTCCTTTTAATCTACCACTTAATCCTTTTGTAAGACCTGCATTTTTTTGCATTTCTTGACCATAAGCGGTAACATACTTTTTAGTAGCTCCACCAAACCCTTTTTTCAATGAGGCTGCTGCTTTATTTGCTGTTCCTTGAAGTAAACCACCAATAACAGGTATTTGACTTGTATATCCTGCTAATTTATCTACTCCCTCCGCAAACTTATCATTTAAATTTTGAGCTTTGTCTTTTACTCTATCTATGGCTTCTTGTTGTTTACCATACACAGCTAAAGACATATTCTGAACTTCAAGAGTTTTTATAGCTGCGGCTGTTCCAGCTTTTGTAAATTTATTAGAACCCTTCTGCTTCTCATGTTCACCACTTTTGAGTTTATTAATCTCATCTTGGTTATTTAATATTTGTTTATTGATAGATTCAGAATCACCTAAGGCTTTAGTTGATTCTTTGATTTTGTTGATATAATCTTTGGTTTCTTTTTTAAGAGCTTTCTTCTGATTTAAAAGCAGTTCAATATTTTTCTGCAAGGCACCAACACCACTCGCTGATATCTTCAGTGCATCTTGATATTCTTTTTCTAATTTTAAATCTTCTTTACTGGCCATTTAAAAAGTTCCTATTATTTCATATTTAGAATTTGTTTATATGATGGTGGAATTTCTTCTCCGTTCTTTTGCATTCTTTCAACTTCGTCTTGTAGTTTACTTAGAGCATTATCCAAATCACCTACAATTCTATTAAGTTTTTTATCTTTTTTAAGTTGACGAGAAAGAACTTTTCCAAATACCCATCCTACCAAACCTTCATTCATGTTATGCTTTTTAGCTAAAGCATTAGAAATTTTGTTAGATTGTTTTTCTGTAAGTTTCATAATATTATTCCCTATTTGTACTACTATAAATATAAGTCAAAAAAAAAGTGAGGAATTATTTCCTCACTCTTACATTTGGTCCTCTAGTAGAGGAACTTGATTGTTTCCCACTTTCAGCAGCTTTCTTTTCAGCTTCCTTTGTATCAACAAGCTGTTTATAGTAAAAGTTTCTGAGATGGACAGGTAATCTATATACTCCTTCTTGAGTAAATCCATTACCATAATAACACAATTCAAAAATCTGTTTATGAAGTAGAATTGAGTAATTACTCGGAAGGCCAAAAAAACCCGACACCCATCGGAATGGGCTTTACCTCCTTTTCACCCGTTTCTGGATTATCAAATTCAAATTCCATGTTTACATCGGGTTGTATTCTTGAAATTTCTTTTCTAAATGCTCTTGTATCTCTAGTAAGAAACTGAGTATTTATGAATTTGGTAATAGTTTGAGTGGATTCATCTCCATCAACAGAAAGAATCATATATCTATATCGTGTAGTTAATTCAGATGTAGTATCTTTTCCTGCTTTTTTATTTAATCTACTGAGTGCTCTTACATCAGCATCTATTTTTTTCTCATCTCCATGAGTTAGTAATTTGAATTCTAGTTCTTTACCAGTTGTTGTTTTAAACTTATACTTATTTTCTGGTGATAGAATATCCAAATCTACTTCTTTTGTTTGTACTTTTCCCAAATCAACAGATGTTTGAATATCATCTCCATACTCATCGGTCATTTGTACAGCATATTCAGGTCCATAACCTAAAATACGAGCCGCTAACATTATAGCATTTTTATCCCCTAGTATAATATCATCAATATTAACCTTTTTATCTACTATAATCGACTCAAATAACTTATCAAGAACCACCCCCTTTCGTATGAGATTCTGTGAAGCAAGAATTTCTTCTTCTTTCGCAGTCATGTATTTTATTTCTATTTCTCCAGATGATAGGGGATTATCTTCTGGATAACATTTACCTTGTGATGGTAGTGATATCACTTCGGTAGGAAAATCGTAATTTGCCATATAACTTTATTTTAATTGTTCGTATATAAATATATAAGTTTTAAAAAATTAGAAAATAAGGCACAAAAAAAGTTCTCACTAAGAGAACTTTTTTCTATAAAAATAATTTTGGAGGAATATTAGAATTCTAGGATAGCATAATCATATGATAATGTTAACTCGATTGAAGTTGGTTCATTTGATGACCAATCTAAACTACCGAAGTTAGCAGAGTTGATAAATGCACCTTTAAGAGTCCATTGTTCAATCTTATCACCAACAGGTCCTAATAGATAACATTGGATATCTTTCTTATAGAAATCCGCATATCCATCTCTACCTGTAATTGATTCGTGAGAAGTTCTTACCCACTCCATAACTGCCTGTGCACCTGATGGTACAATTGGGTCATAAAGTGTCATGGTAACATCAGCCCATTCACCTTTTCCTTTAAGTTTTCTTTTAACGTTGATGTGGTCCAAGGTAACAGTTTCAAATGAAATTGTTGGTCTTGTAGCTACTTTTATAAGATATGAAGGAATACCATCTATTTCCATGATGAACCTGTTTTGCATCTTTGGTTCAAAGTTGGTATAAAACATATCATTAAATTCTAATACTTCTGCCATTTTGTTTTCTCCTAATTTATTCTACTATAAATATAGTTCTTTTTTATTTTTAATTAATTATGCCGAGAACGAAGCTCCAGTTGGTAAGATGTTGAAATCTAACACGATGAATTCAGCAGTTTTCGTTGGTTGTAAGAAAATCTGTCCAGCCAATATGTTTCTGTCGATTACATCAGGTGTGTTGTTTGATTCATCCATCACCACTCTAAATGCATAAAGTCCTTGTCTTTGTTGTATTCCCTCTAAATAAGGGTTTACAGTATTTAAGAATCTACCTCTTGTTTGAGCCGTATTCTGTTCAAATACTAAATATCTTGATGTAGAAGCAATGTACTTCTTAACCTTAATCATTAATCTTCTTACATTAATTCTATCAAGTGCAGATGCTCTATCTTGTAAAGTTTTCTGTCCAAATGCAACAATACCTTCACCAGGGAAAGCCGCGATTGGATTAACTTTTCCTTCATATAGAGTATCTCGTTCCGCATGTGTTAATCTGTTTAATACAGAAACAGCACCTACGATACCACCTCTATTTAAACCTGCTGGTGCAAACCACTCAGCGGCGATTGCATCATTTCCAGCATATATTCCAGGCATCAATACTGATGGTGGAACAGATGTTAATCTATTCGTTCTTGAATCGATTGTTTTAACCCATGGGTAGTATGTACCTACATAGTTACTATCTAAGTTACCTGCCTGTTCAACAGCTTGTGATATACTATCAGTTGAAACTTGTCCAGTTCCACTATTGTAAGTTACACCTACAACATCACCGATAAAGAAAGCATCTTCTCTAGCTTCTACCATATCAACAATCTTATCAAATACATAAGAGTGATGTCTACGAACAATACCAGGTGCTGATACTAAGTTAATATCAAAATCATCAGGGTTAGATACAGAAGCAACTGCCTTAACATATGCAACTGAACCACTTGCTGTAGAAGTTGAACAATTAAATCCTTGTGTGTTACCACTACCAAAGTTTGCTGATGAACCAGCAAGTGCTTTTTCAGTAGTTGGAGATACACCATCAAATCCACCTTGGAATCCTAATACGAATTGTCTCTTATTAACATCCGAAGCGGCTGAACCAGTTAGTTCAAATCCAAATGCATGTGTTCCGTTATTAATATTTACGGTAGCATCGAATGCAAATACAGTATTTGCACCTTGGTTAGCACCTGTTGGTGTTGGATTTAAATAATGATTGTTATCTAGTTTAACATTGATTGTTTCTAAATCAATACCACTATATTGTACACCATTAGATGCACTATTCTCTTTTGAACCAGTTGAGAATACCACTGCTGGTACCTCAGATGGATTTCCTACGATAATTGGATTAATGTAAGCACCATGTCCGAATGGTCCTGCTGTTATTGGGAACGAACCTTCTGGTTTACATTCAACTCTAATATACTTAGAACGATTTACATAATCACCATTTTCAGTTTGTTTACCATTAGTATCGATAACAACATTTCTATCACCAATTACTTTCTTAATATAGTTTGGTGATGCAGGGTCTAGGTTTACATTGTTAAATGTTTCTAAGATTACTGGTCTCTTATTTGTATCAGAGTATCCTCTAACTGCAATTGAGAATGTTGCATAATCAGTAGAATTATTTGAACCAGCTGCTTTTACACCGAATACTGAAATTTTAAATTCTTTGTTATAGTTTGAACCATCACCGATAGTATGGAATTTTACCAAATCATGTCTTTCACCAGAAATCAACTGCGATTTTATCCAAGGAGTGGATGCATGTTGTATATCTTGACCAAAGTCTTGTGTTGGTAAAGTTTCTAAGATTACCTTAGAACCACTTGTGAAGTAGTTTGTTTGGTTGATAGCTTCATTTTCATAATAAACATATGAATAAGCATTTTTAGAACCTCTTGCATTTTCTCCAAATACATCAGATAAATCATTACCTGCACTTGGTAGTACAGATGCTGATAGTTCTCCAAATGAACCACTAATTGAGAATGCTGATGCGGAATCCGCTGCATCTATTGATGTAGTTGGGAATCCAATACTTTCATCTCCGTTATGTGTTGCAAATAAAGAACCAATTACTTTGATTCCTCCATCTGAACCACTAACTTTAATAGCGATTGGTGAAACATGAGAATATCCTCCAATGTTTCCAACTCTTACGATAGTAACAGTTCCAGCTTCTCTTAAATAATTTTGTACGGTATATCCTGTATAGTAAGAACCATCAGGTGTACCGAATATTTCTTCAAATTCCGATTGTGTACTTACAACGGTTGGTACGAAAGCAGGTCCCTTTTTTGTAGGTCCTATTATAGCTGCTCCGATTTCTCCAATCCCTTGTGCTAAGAAAGAAAGGTCATTTTCTCTCGTAAATACACCAGGTGATACAATTTTTTCTGCCATTTTATTTTACTCCTTGTTAATTTTGTTCTGTAAACGTACTCTTATAAATATAAAATACTTTTTCTAAAGATTATTTTTCTTCTTCTTTAGTTTCAGTTTTTTGTTTTTCTTGTGGAGTTGGAATAAATACATTACTCTGTGGGTCGTAATTTCCATCACCATATTTTTTATTAAGTGTTTCAAACAAGGATTGCTCTGATTGTTGTAATTGTTGATGTTTGTTAATTAAATTAGATTCGATATTTTCGATTTCTTTAATTCTTCTATCTTTCTCAATTGTTAATTGTCCAAGTTGAGTAAATATATCAGATGCATCTTTTCTTATCTGTGCAATCTGTGAAACTTCTTCCTTTGTAAACTTAATTTCTTTTGCCATTGTTTTGTGTTTAATTGACTATTGTTTTTTGTATATATATAAATATATCGTTTTTTACAAAACGTAAATTTAATTTACATTATACAGTAAAACTAAAACTATCACTATAAGCTCCATATAATCCATGGTCTATAGCTCTTATTCTAATATAATTAGTACCAGAAGCTAAACTATGCCCATGTATTGATATTTCAGTAGTTGACCATTCATCATAACTTACGGTTGGTGAACTAAAATCAGAGTTATTATCTATTTGTAGATGATATGCTGTAATACCTGTGGTACCTGATGAAGTTGGAACAGACCATTCTATTATTTTACCTTCTGAACCAGCTTTAAGTTGTACTCCACTAACCTTACCAGGTGCACCTAAATCTCCACTATGAGTATTTCCACCTTTATTGTGAGTTATATATCCATTTACTAAATATGTATCTTGTTCTTCAACATCAATTGATACAATTTCTACGGTTTCGTCTACTAAACTATTTGATGTTACCGAAACTTCAGTACCATCTCCTTTTATTAATTTATCATCTACTATAATAGATGCTATCTGTTTGAATCTATATTCATCATCCGTAGAATCTTTTACCAACAACGGATGTTCAGCTGTTGCTGTTACTTCTCCATTGTTTATTGAATAATATCTTTCTGCAAATGAGTAAATTACATTTACTACCTCTACATCTTTAGCGGTGGTTTCAAGACTACTAGCATTCCACGAATAAAAATCATATGTATATTCATCATCAGATAATCCCTCTAAAGAATATCCACTTAACATATCACCTTCTTCTAAATCACCTACTTCCACAGTAGTTCCATCTGCAAGTGTTACAGGTGAATCAGCAGTTAAACATAATGTTGTATTTCCATCATAAGTATCTACCGAGTAAACTGTTTTTGTTTTTGCAACATTATAATCGGTTGCATGGTCATTGAATCCATCAGCAAATGTTACTGATAAAGTATGTGATGTAGTTGAAGATATATCCGTTTGTGAACTTGCACCTTGAGGATTCATAGCACCAACTGTAATCACACCAGTATCATCTTGGTTTGCACCAATACTTAAATATCCTGCAGAATTTCCAGCAGAATTATATGTTGGAGAAACTGCCCAAGTAAAGTTTTGATATCTACCTCTTATTGATGTAAAGTAAGAACCCGCTCCACCAAATGCTAATGTATATGTTTCGTTTGTAGCTTCAACAGCATAAGTATATCCAGATAATGAACCAACTGAATCGATTCCCCAACCTGACATTGAAATTTCATCATCGGCCTGTGGGTCACTATAAATAGTACCCAATGATACGTTTGAATTTTGAGTATGACCAGTTGCTCCTGCTAAATTATTTAAACTAAGTGTTTCTCCTGCTGAAATTGCCATATATAATGTTTCCTATATATTATAAATATTAAGTAAATCGTTTACCCATTTATCTTTATTAGTAAAATTGTTAATCATATATTCTTTTAACAAATTAAACCATTTATTTTTTTCTGAATATGAGGTTTCTTTTAACCTACTATAAATATGATTAAATTCTTTTTTAGATGAAGCTCTATACGGATACTCAAAATCTTTACACCAATCTTGATGTATTATTGGTAGTTTACCTCTATCTACTGCTTCAATTATACCATACCCAAACGGTTCTACTGAAAAACAAGAATGTGAAATCCCCCAATCCATATTATAAAACATATTTTTAAATTTTGAATCATAATGATATATTTTATGTTTTCTTGTATCCAATTTTACACTATTTTTCCATACAGTTATAAAATCATTTGAATTAGTAAAAATAAAAGCTTTCTTATTATCTAAAAAGTGAGGATTTTTTCTACCTTCACATCTTGAAGCAAAACCTATATTGTTTGAATCAGATAATTTTAAATTATGTTTAAATTCGTAAAAGTTTTTTATATTAATATTATTATATTTTATTTTATATAATCCTATCCATATATTATTTTTTGAATGTTCTGTTATTTTTTGTTCCCATGATGAATCTACAAAAGGATGCCATCCCATTGAAGCATCTGTTACTACTTGTGATTTAATAACATCATCTACTGAATTGTGTAAAACATTTGAATGAATTTTATCTAAATTATCATCAATAACGTTCATTGGTGTATAATGACCATGTAATATATTAATTCTACGGGCCCCTTTACATAGTTCTTCAAACTTTTCTATATTATCTCCATGCCAATAAGTTTCAATTGGAAATTCATAATCTTCATGTCCATTTGGTTTATTTCTATGAATTAAAAGAATTGGTTTTACATCTAATTTAGGTGCAATTAATTCCATCCATAAATTAACCCAAGTATCAGTACCAGCATTTACCCAAGGGCCACCACCAGTAGTATAATACACATCATACATATTTTATTTTTTTACGATTATAATTCCAGCAAATGTTGTTGAGAATACAACAGTAACTCTACTTGTTGAATTTGTAGTAATTGAAACTGGTACTTCTTGTTGAGATGTAGCAGTATTCCAAGCTTGTACTATTGGATATTGTTCACTTAAATTGTGGTCTACTGCATATGAAGATGCTCCACTTACAGTTTCTTTATGTGTTGTTAAATCTGTAATTTGTGTTGAACCACTTACTATCGTATCTGCATTTAATTTTGTTTTTACTCTTGCATCTGTATAATAAAGATTTGTTGAACCTTCGGTTATTTCATCTGTATTATCTTGTGCTTGTGCTTTAGAATCTACATATGCTTTTACAGATTGTTGAGTTGGTACTTTAGTTGCTGAATTGGATGCGAAGTTATCTTCATCAACCGATACTAAGTTTAATATCTGCTGTGAACCACTAACTACTGTTTTTGTATTTAATCTAGTATCTACTCTAGCATTTGTGAAAAATACATTAGTAGCTCCTTCTGTAATATCATCACTATCACCATCTAATTCACTCAAATGGTCTTGGGAGTTTATTTGAGAAGCAATGTAAGCTTTAATTGATTGTTGAGTTGGTAGTTTGGTTTCTGAATTTGAAGAAAAATCATCTTCATCTATACTAACTAAATTAATAATTTGTGTTGAACTACTAACTATACTATCTCCACTTGTATTAAGATATCTCGTATCAAAATCTGATGTTAATTGTGAAGAACCAGATACAATTCCTGCAGGTATATTATTAAAATTATTCCAATTTAGATAATACGAGCCTGGTTGACTATTAAGTTTATTTGCATTATCTGCTATCTGAGAACCACTAATTAAGTGTCCACCTTTCGCAACTACAACAAATCCTGTTTGAGTATCTGATAATGTTACTCTAGCAGTATTTTGAGTTGGTAATGAAGTTGTTGCTGGTATTAATAAATTTCTATTAGTATCATAAACAGATACTAATATATTATATGAATTAAAGTTGTGAGTTACTGTAATATCATCTACATCAACGTATGAAGCAGTTACAGTTGTTGCTTCTGCAATTGAAATATCAGTTGGTAAGTTTGTTAATTGTGAACCATCTCCTTTGAAGAATGAAGCGGTTACGGCACCATTTAAATAAAGTGAACCTGTTATTGCAAATGGATGTGAATTTGTTGTAAGTATTTCTTGTATTGATTCTTCTGAAGAAGATTTCTCGAAAAATATCCTACCATCGTAGGTGTTCATAGCCAACTCACCGAGTTGTATATTACTCGTAGTTGGTATCTTACCTGATACTGATGTTCTTTTTAGTTTAACTATCTGTGCCATATCTATGACTTACTTCTTTCATTATATAATTAACAAAATAAGAAATCCTTATATAAGGATATAATTTCTTACTTCAACTTCTCTTTCAATATATCAATTTCTTTTTGCTGTTCTTTGATAGCCTCTATTAATAGACCTGTAAGTTTAGCATAATCTACTCCTTTATATCCATTATCTCTATCAGTTACTAATTGAGGTAATACTTTTTCAACATCTTGAGCAATAACCCCTACATTTGGTAAAGATTGTTGTAACTCATCTGCATTATCATTCCAATTCCAAGTAACACCTTTTAGAGATTGAACTTTTTCAATTGGATTAGAAATAAGTTCTATATTATCTTTTAATCTTTCATCCGAAGAAGCGTATGCAACAACATCACCACCTACATTCAATGCTCCACCTATACCTACACCACCAGTCACTATAACAGCTCCAGTTGTTTTATTACTTGAAGAGGCTGTGTTAGAAAATGTGATTATTCCACTTGCCGTATCAGTTGCATTACTTCTTAAATATTTACTATCTGTTTGAGATGTAATATCGAATGATGAAATATAATTAGCACCATTTGCAATGTATTGGTTATCTAATGCTCCACCATTACCAGTATAAGTTGATAATGCTGTATTTTCAACACTTCCTAATCCAACATCACCTTTTGTTGTTCCTTGTGCTCTTAAACTTGTATAAGTTCCATCTTCATCAAATGCATCAGTACTAAGTGAACTTAAAGTTGCTTTGTTGAATGTATTAGTACCATCTGATACCGATGTTGAATCAACGGTGATTGTTGTATTTGCAACACTTCCTAATCCTAAGTTTGTTCTTGCAGTAGCAGCATTTGTTAAATCACTTAAGTTTTGGTCTTTTTGTAATTTTCCACCTACTGTTGTTACTAAACTTGCAAGTGAACCAGAATCACTATCCAAAGATGCAGATAATTCACCAAGTGTATCTAATGTTGAACCAGCAGTTCCAATAATAGCATCAATTCTACCTTGTACGAATGCCGTTGTTGCGATTCGTGTAGAAGAGTTAGTACCTGTTTGAGTAGGAGCAGTTGGATTAGAAGTTAAAGCAGCTCCACTAAACATGGTTGCTTTCGATTCGTTTGTTACATTACCTAAACCAATATTTGTTGCTGTAAGTGTTCTTGTAGTTGCAGAAGCATCAGTAACATGACCAGATGTATCTGTTGTTATTGTTAATGTATCTATTACACTAGCACCACTAGTATCAATAGAAATATCATCACCATCGTAGGTTGGGTGAACATATTTATTAGCATCTGATGCTCCAGTATATCCAAGGTTTGCTAATGTTAATGTTCTAGTTGCAATAGAACCATTTGCATCTGTAACGTGACCATCAGTATTAGTAGTAATGTTAAAATCTAAATCACTAATTACAGTAGCTCCTGTTAGAGCTCCAGTATCAATTGCAATATCATCACCATCAAATGTTGGGTGAGAATAGTTATTAGCATCTGATGCTCCAGTATATCCTAAATCTCCTAATGTTAATGTTCTAGTTGCAACACTACCATTAGCATCTGTTACAAGTCCACTTGTATTTGTTGTAATATTAATATCTAAATCAGATATTACAGTTGCACCTGATAAAAGAGTAGTATCGATATCTATATCATCACCAGCTAAGTTAGTTGGTAATACATAATTGTTTGCATCAGTATCACCAGTATATCCTAAATCTCCCAATGTTAATTCTCGTGTACTAACACTACCATTTGCATCGGTAACGTGTCCTTGTCCATTAGTAGTAACATTGATATCAATATCAGATACAACTGTTGCTCCTGATAATACTCCAGTATCTACCGAGAAATCATCTCCATTAAATGTTGGGTGAGAATAAACTGTATTTGTATCAGTTGAAGATATTGTAACGTTATTAGCATCTGTATGAGTTAATGTAACATTAGAACCTGCAACTAATTTAATATCTTGAGTACCACTTGAATGACCACCAGTCGTATTTCTTAAAATAATATCATTAGTACTATCTACAAAAGATAATGTAGTAGTATTTTGTGTATTATCATTAGCTGTCATATCATTAACAACTAAATCAATAGTTCCATCACCATCTTGATAAGTTGCTGAAATTCTTGTTTCAGTATTACCAGTGAACATAGCACCAACTATATCTTGTACCGCATCTGTTGATAACTGAGTGTTATCATTAGCGGTCATATCATCAACAACAACATTAATTTTTCCAGTTGAATCATCATAAGTAGCTGCTACTCTAGTTTCAGTATTTGAACTAAACATCCCACCTACGATATCCTGAACTGCTTCGGTTGATAACTGAGTGTCATCATTTGGTGTTGTTACCGAACCACCTAATGCAATTGATGTTCCATTAATTGTAATTGAATTATTGGTTAATTGAGAATTACCAATACCTGTTACTTGTTCTGAACCACTAATTACGGTGTTTGCATTTAAAATAGGTACAACATTACCCGAATCTGTTACATCAGCACTACCTTCAATGTTATCTAATTTATCTTTTAAAGTATTTGTAAAGTTATTATCTGTTTGTGATGCAACTACAAAATCAATATCACCAGTACCATCTTGATAAGTTACTGTTATACCTGTTTCAGTACCACCTAACATTCCACCTACTATATCTTGAACTTGTTCTGTTGATAATTGTGTATTATCATTTGGAGTTGAAACTGAACCACCTAATGAGATAGCCGAACCATTAATTGTTATACTTGAGTTAGTTAATTGTGAGTTTCCTATACCCGTTACTTGGTCAGAACCACTAATTACTGTATTTGCATTTAAAATAGGTACAACGTTATCAGCATCAGTTACATCAGCACTACCTTCAATGTTATCTAATTTATTTTTGAGTGTAGTTGTGAAGTTGTTATCTGTTTGTGATGCAACTACAAAATCAATATCTCCAGTTGTATCCTGATAAGTTACTGAAATACCCGTTTCGGTACCTCCCAACATTCCACCAACTATATCTTGAACTTCTTCTGTTGATAGTTGAGTGTTTGTATTTGTATCTACCCATGGTACATTAACGTACATTTTCTCAGAATCCAATTCAACTGGGTAATTTTTATCATTTTCAGAATATCCAATTTTAAACCCACCTCTTGTTGATGAACTACCTAATGGTAAACTATAATTTACTGTTCCTGCGGCATCAACACCTAAGTTAGTTCTAGCAGTTGAAGCATTTGCTAAATCAGATAAGTTACTTGATTTAGCTAATTTAGTACCAACAGTATTTGTTAGTGATGTTAATGCATCCTCATCATCGGATAATGAAGCGGATAATTCACCAAGTGTATCTAAAGCACTACCAGCGGTACCTACTAAATCAGTAAGTTCTTGTTGTACATAAGCAGTTGTTGCTATTTTTGTTGAATCATCGTTTGCTGAAGGTGTTTCTGCTGTTGAAGCACCTGTCAATGCAGCATCAGTAAACATAGTTGATTTTGATTCGTTTGTTACGTTTCCTAATCCTACATCACCCTTTGTTGTTCCTTGTGCTCTTAAACTTGCATAAGTTCCACTTTGTGAGAAGGCATCAACATCTGTGATATCAGATGAAGAGATAGAACCACTTAATACTTCTTTAGCATCTAATATTGGATGAACATTACCAGTATCCGTTACATCAGCACTACCTTCAATATTATCTAATTTAGATTTTAAAGTGTTTGTAAAGTTATTATCTGTTTGAGATGCTACGGAGAAATCTAATGAGTTTCCAACATCATCATAAGTAACACTAATACCACTTTCAGTATTACCAGCAACCATTCCCCCAACAATATCTTGAACTTCTTCTGTTGATAATTGTGTGTTATCGTTTGGAGTTGATACTGAACCACCCAATGAAACACTTGCACCATTGATGGTAATAGATGAATTAGTTAATTGTGAGTTTCCTATACCTGTTACTTGGTCAGAACCAGATATTACAGTTTCTGCATTTAATTTAGTTTTTACAAGAGCATCCGTATATCCAACTTTACTTGAGTTCGTAGTAATTGCTGATGCTTGACCACCTGTTATAGTTGTTGGTTGGTTTTGTATTGAACCATAATCTACTTGGTCAGAACCCGATATTACAGTTTCTGTGTTTAATTTAGCTTTTACAAGAGCATCTGTATATCCAACTTTATTCGTGTTAGTAGTAATTGCTGATGCTTGACCTCCAGTAATAGTTGTAGTATCTCCAGCAAGTGCAGTAGTACTACTTGTACCCAATTGTAGAGTTGTTATCGAATCTCCCAATGAAACACCTGTACCATCTATTGTTATACTTGAGTTTACTAATTTACTATTTGCTATTGAACCAGCTAATTGTGTATTAGTTATTCCACTAATTTGTTCCGAACCACTTACTACACCATCTGCATTTAATTTTGTTTTTACTCTAACATCCGTATAATACTTGTTTGTACCTTCCGAAAGGTTTGTTGTACTAAATCCACTTAGAGATATTTGGTCTGAACCAGATATTACTCCTTCGGCATTTATTTTTGTAAGTACATTTGCATCGAAGTTTGTAATTGAATCTGCATCTACTTGGTCAGAACCAGATAATACACCTTCTGTATTTAATTTGGTCTTTACAAGAGCATCTGTGTATCCAACTTTACTTGTGTTAGCAGTAATTGCTGATGCTTGGGCCCCACTAATAGTTGTAGTATCTCCAGCAAGTGCAGTTGTTGAACTTGTACCTAGTTGTAGAGTTGTTACCGAACCACCTAGTGAAACTGCAGTTCCATCAATGGTAATTGAACTATTTGATAATTTAGAATTACCAATTGAACCAGCTAATTTACTTGCAGCAATTGAACCTGCTAACTGAGTATTTGTTATTCCACTAACTTGTTCTGAACCTGATATTACACCACCACCGACTGTAAATGTTATTGTTTCATCTGAACTTTGGTTAAGTGTTACTGCACCCCCACCAACTAATCCATTTCCTGCGGTAAATGTAATTGTATTATTATTAACACCACCCAATGCCTGTACTTGGTCTGAACCTGATATAACACCACTTGGTAGAATTGATGTTACGTTACCAGTAGTTATTGTACCTATTGTTGTGATTGAATTATCACCCGTATATGTTCCTGCAGCAACAGTATCTAATGTTGAATTATATGCTTGTACATCCGAACCAATTGAAACTCCTAAGTTAGTTCTAGCAGTTCCAGCATTTGCTAAATCAGATAAATTACTTGATTTTGCTAATTTTGTTCCTACTGTTGTTACTAAACTTGCAAGTGAACCAGAATCTTCAGCTAATGAAGCAGAAAGTTCTCCTAGTGTATCTAGTGTTGAACCAGCAGTACCTACTAAATCAGTAAGTTCTTGTTGTACATACGCCGTTGTTGCTATTTTTGTTGAATCATCGTTTGAACTTGGTGTTGGTGCCGCGGTTGTTCCAGTAAATGTAGGAGAAGTAAACATTGTTGATTTACTCTCATTTGTTACATTACCCAAACCAACATCACCTTTAGTAGTTGCCTGTGCTCTTAAGTTTGCATATGTTCCACTTTGTGAGAAAGCAGCAACATCTGTAATATCAGCCGATGTTATTGAACCACTTAATACTGTTTCAGCATTTAATTTTGTTTTTACTCTAGCATCAGTATAATATTTGTTTGTACCTTCCGAAACATCACCAGTATCAAACCCTGTCTTAATAGCATCGTTTAATGTTACTTGTTGTGAACCTGATATTGTTCCTGTTCCACTAGCAATACTTGAGAATGTTATAGTATCTCCTAATGAAACACTTGTACCAGCAATAGTAATTGAATTATTTTGAATAGTAGTACCATCTATTTGTGCTGATTGAGATACTATACTATCACCTTCTGTATTCAAATATCTCGTATCAAATTCAGATGTTAGTTGTGCTGAACCTGATAATACACCAATAGAATTATTGTAAGCAAGCACATTTGAATCAAAGTTTGTTATTGTGTTTGCATTTACTTGAGCAGATTCAGAAATAATTCCATCACCATCTACATTTAGATATCTAGTATCATATGATGAAGTTAATTGAGATGAACCAGATACAACTCCAGTAGCTTCTGCTATTTTTGCAAATGTTATAGAACTATTTAAATTAACTGCAGTACCAGCAATAGTAATTGAATTATTTTGGATGTTAATACCATCTATTTGTGCTGATTGGGATACAACATTATCTCCATCTGTATTCAAATATCTCGTATCTAAATCTCCAGTTACTTGGGCCGAACCAGATACTACACCTTCTGCATTTAATTTGGTTTTTACCCTAGCATCAGTATAATAAAGATTTGTATTTTCTGATAATTGTGAAGTATTAAATCCACTTAAAGAAATTTGGTCTGAACCACTAACTACTCCTAATGAATTAATATATGTTAATGTATCTGAATTTGTATATGAGGTTACTCCAGAGAGATTAGAACCATCACCAACGAAAGAACCACTAAACGAACCACTATATGTGGAATCAGATGGTGGGGTTAGTGTAGCTCCGTTTGCAAAGGTAAGTGAACCTGAAACTATGGGACTGTGTATTATCATTCTATTTTACTTTCTTTTTCAATTCGTTTACTTCGTTTGATAATTCTTTAATTCCTTCTATAAGTAAGGAAACTATTCTATCGTATTTTACGGCCTTGTAACCATCTTCACGAGTATTTACTAATTCTGGAAGTATTGTTTCTATTTCTTGAGCAATTACTCCATAATCTTTACCTTTATAAATATTTTGTTTTTCTTCGTTCCATTCAAAACTATTACCAGAAATCTGATTTATTTTTTCTATTGGATTTTGAATAGGTTCAATATTATCTTTTAACCTTTCATCCGAAGAAGCATATGCTATAATATCATCACTTGCTTTTACAGTACCAGTTACATAAATATCATCTGATATAGCAAATCTTGAGTTTCCATTATCCCATGTAATCGATTCGTTTGCACCACTAATAAATAAACCACCACCATCTGCTGATGCTGCGGTTGAACCACCTCGGTTTACTTCGATTAATTTATCAGTAACATTTAAGTTTGTTGTATTAATAGATGTTGTTGTACCCGAAACTGTTAAATTACCAGATACGGTTAAATCATTGAATTGTACATCATCATCGGTATCTATACCTAAACTATCTCTTGTAGGAATAGTATCACTCCATGGTACATTAACGTACATTTTCTCAGAATCTAGTTCAACAGGATAGTTCTTTCCATTTTCAGAATATCCAACTTTGAATCCACCTCTAATACTATCCGTTCCTAGTGGAAGTGTATAATTTATTGTTCCAGCTTCATCTACTCCGATTGTAGTTCTAACTGCTCCTGCCGATGTATCATCTAATATTGTTTGTGCGAATGTTGAAGCAACTTGGTCTGAACCACTAACTACTCCTTCGGCATTTAATTTAGTTTTTACTCTAGCATCAGTATAATAAAGGTTAGTACCTTCTGATAAATCTGAAGTTGATTTTGTTCCTAATTGTGTATCCCAATCACTATTTGTATAGTGGTCTAAATCTGATATTTGTGATTGTGTAATTGTAATCTGAGCTGATTGAGAAATTATTCCACTACCATCTGTGATTTGAGTTGAACCACTAATTACACCATCTGTATTTAATTTTGATTTTACATTTGAATCAAAGTTAGTTATTGTATTAGCATTTACCTGAGCTGATTCTGAAATTAATCCACTTCCATCTGTTATTTGAGATGACCCACTAACTACTTCTAATGAATTGATATAAGTAAGTGTATCAGCATTTGTATATGAAGTAACACCAGTTAATTGTGTACCATCACCAACGAAAGAACCAGTAAATGTTGTTGTCCCAGCAACATCACCAATATTTTCACCACTTACTCTACCACTACCAAAATCAGTAGCAACATTAAGTAATTGTGCCGAACTAGATATTACACTATCACCATTTATTTCTAAGAAAGTATTAAATCCACTAATTTGAACTGAACTTGTAACAACGTTATCTCCTGTTATTTCTAAGAACTTATTAAAGTTACTAATCTGAGTAGATGATGATACTAATCCATCAATATCAAAGAAATTATTATCTATTTGTGTAGATGATGAAATTATACCACTACCAGTTAGTGCATTTAGTACACCATTACCAAAATGATTAGAACCTGTATCTATACTCATTGAAACATCACCAGCATATCCACCTCCCGATAAACCTCCACCAGGTGTTGGAAGAGCGGCTGTGATATCACCAGCAGATGCATCAATAATTTTACCATCTACATAATTTTTTATAGCACCAGCATTACCAAGTACAGCAGTATTACCATCATCAATTGAGTTAGATACATGATAAAAAGCAGCTGTTGCCAGTGTTCGTTTTCCAACTTCTCCACCAGAACCACTCATGAAAACAGTAAAGTGTGTATCAGATAAGGTATCTGTACCTGTAAGTGTTAATCCGTTAAACGTAGGTTCGTTTGAGGTTCCTAGTCCATTAAGTGTAACAGAAGTTGCCGTACCATTTTGTGTTAATCTAACTTGACCTTGTACTGAGGTAGAACTTATTACTGATGATGAAATCATACCACTACCTGTCAATGCGTTGATTACACCTTCTCCAAAGTGACCAGAACCAGTATCTAATGTTAAACTTCTACTTGTTGTGATGTTACCACCACCACTTATTCCTTTTCCACTACCAATCGTAATACTTGAGTGGTCAATATGTTCATTTGCAACATATCCTGTTGTATTGTGAATATCAATTTGAGAAGATTGTGATACAACATTATCTCCATCTGTATTTAAATATCTTGAATCAAATTCAGTTGTTAATTGAGCTGAAGATGATAAAACTGTTTCCGTATTTAATTTAGATTTTACATTTGAATCAAAGTTTGTTATTGTATTTGCGTTTACTTGAGCAGATTGAGAAATAATCCCATCACTATTAAGTTTAGCTTTTACGTTTGAATCAAAATTTGTAATTGAATTAGCATTTACTTGTTGAGAAGAAGTAAATACATTATCCCCATTCGTATTTAAGTACCTTGTATCAAATTCTGTTGTTAATTGACCAGATGAACTAATTACATTATCACCACCTATTTCTAAGAAGGTGTTGTAATTACTAATTTGAGCAGATGAACTAACTACTGTTTCTGTATTTAGTTTTGATTTTACCCTACTATCTGTGTAGTAAAGATTTGATGAATGTTCAGCAACATCTGCAGTATTAAATCCTGTTTTATCTGCCTCATCTAATACTACTTGAGAAGATTGTGATATAACAGTCTCATCATTTAAATAAGTTTTTACATTTGAATCAAAGTTGGTTATTGTATTAGCATTTACTTGTATAGATGAACTAATTACTGTATTTGAATTTAGCTCATTCTTAACATCACTAGAAAATCCTGTCGTACTATTGGCAGATACTTGTTCTGAACCACTAAACAATCCTAATGAATTTATTTTAGCTTGAACTCTATCATCAGTATAATATTTATTAACCGCTTCTGCTACTTGGTCTGTATCAATACCTGTTAGTTCACCACCTTCTCCTTTGAATCCTACTGATGAACTTACTTTAGCATCAAATAAGAATTGTGAACCAGCATGGTCCCAAGTCATTGATTTATCAGCACCATCTATTTCGATACCAGCACCATCAGCGGCTGCTGAATCAGCTGAACCACTTGCAACTGTAATTAACTTATCTTCAATTCTTAATTCTGAAGTTTGTATTTCAGTTGCCGAACCTAAAACGGTTAAGTTACCAGTTACTTGTACATCACCTGTGAAATCACCATCAGCGAATGTTACATTATCAGTTGTTGCAATTCCTTGATTAGAATCACCTAAATATCCCCATTGTGTAGCGGATAATGTAGATGTTCCAATATTTTTAAGTTGATTTACTTCTGAGTTGGTTAAATCGTTTAATAATGATTGAGATACAACATTATCACCATTTATTTCTAAGAAAGTATTATATGTACTAATTTGTGCTGAAGATGATACAACGGAATCACCATTTGTGTTCAAATATCTTGTATCAAACTCAGTTGTTAATTGTTCTGAACCACTAAGTACACCATCTGTATCTAATCTTCCCTTAACACCATCTATAAAGTGAGATGAACCAGTATTTAATGATAAAGTTCGTGTTGATGCAATATTACCACCACCACTCATACCATCACCAGCAGTAATTGATACCGAAGTGTGATTAATATGTTCATTTGCTACATACCCATCAGTTGAATGGATATCAACTTGAGATGAACCACTAATAACTGTTTCTGTATTTAATTTTGTTTTTACTCTAGCATCAGTATAATATAAATTTGAACCTTCTACAACATCAGTTGTATCGAAGTTAGTTAAATCAGCATCATTTAAAACTACTTGAGCTGATTGACTGATTACTGTTTCTGTATTTAGTTTTTCTTTTACACCAGATGTGAATGTAGTTGAATCATTAACTAATTCTATATTATCAGCATTTACAACAATACCATTGTTTGCAGATACTACATTAAATGTTCTTGTTGATGCAATTGTACCACCACCAGTTAAACCAGCTCCTGCTGTCATTGTTACTGAAGTGTGGTTAATGTGTTCATTTGATACAAAACCAGTTGTATCATCGTGATTTACTTGGTCTGAACCACTAATTACGGATTCTGCATCTAATTTTGTTTTTACCCTAACATCGGTGTAGTATAAATTTGAACCCTCTACAACATCAGTTGTATCAAATCCAGTTAAATCAGCATCATTTAAAACTACTTGAGATGATTGACTAATTACTGTTTCTGTATCTAATTTTTTCTTTACACCACCCAAAAAGGTAACCGAACCAGTATTTAATGATAAAGTTCTTGTTGTAGTTATATCACCACCTCCACTTAGACCAATACCAGATAATATAGAAACCGAACCATGATTTATGTGTTCATTTGCAACATATCCTGTTGTATTGTGAATATCAATTTGAGAAGATTGAGATACTACACTATCGCCATCGGTATTTAAGTATCTTACATCATATGAAGATGTTAATTGTGAAGAACCTGATACTATATTTGAACCAGGTAGTGATATATCTAAAATAGAAGCAGATGTTAGGTATGAATTTTTCCAAAATCGTGTTTCTGAACCTAAATCATAAGCATCTGATGCAGATGGTATTAGTGAACCACTTAAACTGGCCTGAACATTAATATTATCATTTGCCAGAGAATCTCCAAGGAATATATTCCCTCCGATTCTAATATCATTAGTAACCCGTATGTTTGATGCAGTTAAATCACCACTTAAACTAACATGGTCTACTGTATTTGAACCAGATTTTAGTAAAATATGTGAATTCGTACCATCACCAACTAAGACAGTGTCAAGTGTTTGGTGATAAAATAGTTCCGATTCTGCAAGAGAAGGAACCGTTGTACCCCTCCTTAATTTTAGTATAGCTGCCATCTAAATTATTTTCCCATTTATTTTATATAAATATATCCAAATTTATCTTTTGTAATATGCGAATGTATATCTCCACTTATATAAGTATAATAATCCCCAAAAGTAAAAAAAAATCCCCAACCTTTCGGAAGGGGATTAATTTATTTTTAAATATATTCTAATTAGAACGTACCTCCATCGAGTATGTTACTCGCAACGAATGATGAACCATTCCATTGAATAACATCACCATCAGTAGCAGCTGCTACCGATTCAAGAGATTTATTTGAATCATAGTAAACGAATGAATTAGCAGTTGCTGAATTAACTCTTAATTCCGCAGTTCCACTAATAGTTACGTTTGTTCCATCATCAGTAATCTTTGCATCAACTAACAATCCATTAGAATCAGCCTTAAGAACTGTATTAGAAGTTGGAGAAGCATTTAACCTTGCAAGTTCTTTTTCAGAACCAAGAGCCCCACCTTTCCAATAGTCATTAGTACCATCCCATAGTAACGAACCACTTACTGTATTTGGTGCAGTTGCATCAGTAACTTGTAAACCAGCAGTAGCTTGTGCTCCACCAATATTAAGTTCTAAAATGTTATCACCAATAGTAACAGTAGTTGAATCAACAGTTGTGGTTGTACCTAATACTGAAAGGTTACCTGTAATTGTTGCATTTCCACCAACTGAAAGGTTTTGTTGAATAGATGCAGTTGCGATAGTTACTTCATCAGGTAAACCAACAGTTACAGTTCCACCACTACCTAAAGTTACCGAACCTCCACTTACTTCGATTTCATTATTAGTACCTTGAACAGTTAATCCAGTATTACCTTCTACAGCAGAGTTTGCAGATGAACCATAATCTACGGATAATGCTGTTCCAGCACCACCAGATAAACCATCTCCTGCAACAGAAGAGTTTAATTGTGTTTCTGCAATCCCAGCATCTTTAATTCCTACATTACCACTCGATACACTAAAGTGTGTTGATGAGAATGAAGCAATACCCTTAGCAGATGTTGAAGAATCTTGAACAGAGTAAGTTACAGTATTATCAGTAACTGCTGATGTAACTCCCGTTCCACCTGCAAATGATAAATTATTTACTCCTATTTGTACTACATCATTACCAGTAGAACCACTAATACCAAAGTTTAGTGAACCAGATGTTATAGATGAACCATCAAAATTAATTTTTGTATGTGAAATAGCGGCTGAAGCGTTAATATCATCATTTACAATTACACCACTTGAGATTGCTGAAGTTCCGTTTGAAGCGATAGTAATATCACCACTAACATCACCAAATACAGTTGCTGAAGATGATATAATACCACTTCCATCAGTAAATTGAGCAGAACCACTAATTACACCACTTGGTAAATTAGCTAATACGTTTGCAGCATCTGTTACATCTGCTGAAGCTTCAATATTATCTAATTTAGTTTTTAAAGTATTCGTAAAATCATTTGCTGTTTGAGATGCTACTACGAAATCCATATTTCCATTAGCATCATCGTAAGTTACTGTAATTCCTGTCTTAGTACCACCTGTTGCAACAAGTGCTCCAGCAAAATCTTCTACTTCTTCTTGTGTTAATTCATTATCAGTAGTAGAATATCCTAATGCTGTAATTTGAGCCGAACTACTAATTACAGTATCTAAGTTTAATTTAGTTTTTACATTTGCATCGAAGTTTGTAATTGAATCAGCATTTACTTGAGCAGATTCACTTACCAATCCACTTGGTAATTGAGATAAAAGTGAACCACTAAGTACTGCTTCAGCATTTAATTTAGTTTTTACAAGTGCATCCGTATATCCAACTTTACTTGTGTTAGCAGTAATTGCTGATGCTTGACCACCAGTAATAGTTGTAGTATCACCTGCAAGTGCTGTAGTACTACTCGTACCTAGTTGTAGAGTTGTTACCGAACCACCTAGTGAAACAGCCGAACCATCTATTGTTATACTTGAATTTGATAATTGTGAGTTTCCTATACCTGTTACTTGAGCTGATTCACTTACCAATCCACTTGGTAACTGAGCTGAAGATGATATAATACCAGTTCCACCAGTATTTGCAGTTGCTTTAACTTCTACATTTCCACCTTTGTTTAAGATATATAGTTTTTGGTCATCAGTATCATAAAATGGTACACCATCAACTGATGTATCATAATTTGCTCCTGTTAGATTAGGTACAGCTGTACCTTGTAATATTTTGTTTGCTGGGGTTACATTCGAACCATCTATTCCTACGAATAATATAGAATCTCCGTTAACTGCTGTAATTCCTGATGAACCTGTTACAACAAGTAATTCACCTGCTCGTTTAGTAGCACCAGCTACGGATTCAAGTGAACCTCGTCTATGTTTAATAATTTGTGCCATTATTTTTCCTTTTTTTGTTTAAATTAATTAACTAAAAACCTTTATTTGTTCAACAGGACATATGCCTAAGTTTTTAAAATTCTACTATATAGTAGTTACCTTTATAAATATTAAAATGTTTTGGAAGTGATTAAATAACCCCACCATCTATTGTTATTTTTTGTACGGCCTCTATAAAATGAGTAGAACCAGTACTTACATTAATACCACTTGAGTTTAAAAGAATACCATTACCTGCAGTTAGTTCAAGTACAACGTTTCCACTTGAAGCTCCACCAGTAATACCTTCATCAGATGTAAATACAGCGGTGATATCACCACCTCCACCTCCACCTCCACCTCCTTCGAGAGAAGATAAATCTATTGATTGAGATACTCTTGTTGAACCATCTATATCTTGGCCAAATAAGGTTAAAGCACTTGTTGAAGAATTAAATGATGCAGATACAAATGAACCACTATCAAAGGAAAACTGAGAGAATGATACTGAATCATTAAATGTAGTAGGTGGATTTGCAAGAGTTACATTTGCCTTGTATAATGAACCACTATCCTTTACATAAACTAATTGTCCATCGGAGAAATAATTTACAGATTTTGCATTTAATTCTGTTGAGGTGTAAACCGCAAAGGCTCCCTTAATAGGGTCTATATCCATTAAAACTATATTACCACTAACTCCAGCTGGTGATAACTCTAATTTCGAATTATACGATGGCATTCTTTTCTCCTTTTAATTTATAAATATACATTTTCATTATTATACTCCTCCACTTCCACTTGATGGACTCAATCCTAAGTTAATACTTGTTGAACTTGCAAATTGGTTTCTTGCACCCACCATAAACCATTTTGTATAACCTACATGAGATGTTGCTAATGTCATCTGATTTATTTCTGATGCTTCTATTGTGTTTGTTCCATCAATAGTCGTTCCATCACCACCCACTTCTAAGGTATATCTTCCTACTGTATTATCTCCATATTCAGCGGTTGTACTTGTTGGAATTCCACTCATATCTGAACCACTTGGGAATAAAATCACAAAGTGTTTAGTTGAATTTCTTGATATAGTTCCACTACTTCCCATACTTCTCAATACATCATGTAAATTTGAACCACTTGCTTCTGCTAATTTAGTTGCAGTTTGTGTACTTCCATATGGATAAGTAAATGTAGAATCACCCAATATATCATCATTTATAACTGCATCTACAAATCCAATATTTGAATATGGAGTTGCTATTGGTGGAGTTGAACTATCTTCTGATGAGATACCAACTGCAGTGTTATAAGTTGAGTTACTAAACCCAACATCATATAAATAAACTTTTCCATTATCAGCAGAAGTATCAACTGTAAAACTTCTACTATTGTATTCTCTACTCTTACCAAAATTATCAGTTACTTTAACATTATAGTTGTAAGTTGCTGCTGATAAGTTTGTTGAAGCTTGAATACCTACTGATGATGAATTTGCGTTTGTGTAAAATAATTGTAGTGAACTTGCATCTGTACCAGTCAACGAAGCTGAGAATGGAGTATCTGATTCAACATCAGAAATACTCATACTAACCATTGTAGTACCCGTTGTTGCTAAATCTGTTTCAAAGTTTGAAGTTTGATTTGTAAATGTAGCAGTTGGTGCTTGATTAGCAAATACGTTTACTGTTACAGTTCCACTTCCAGCGTTACCATATTGGTCTTGGAATCCAATTGTTGAAACAATATCATCACCACTACCAGTAGTTGAACCACTAATATCTAAAGCTAATGATAATTGTCCACTTGTATTAATTGATATTGCTGGGTTTGATGAAGTCCATGATGAACCTTGTACTGCTTGTGAACCATAGTTTGGTGAATACGATACACTCATTTGTGATTGGTTACCTGAACCAAATCCACTAGCATCTCTAATTGATTCTCCATTTTCTCCTGATTCTATAATATAAGAAGTTGTATCTCCTCCAAGTGTACCACCATCAGGTGTTGCAATTGCAATTGTTTGATTACTATATGTTGTTGATTTATTGTAGTTATCAGTAACTTTAAGATTGTAAGTTAATGTACCTGCTGATAAATCTTCATTTGCTCTTATATAAACAGAAGATGAATTAGAGTTTTGGTAATCTAAATTAAGTTTAGATGCATCTGTTCCACTTAATGAAGCGGAATATGGTGTATCTGATTCTGTATCAGAAATTCCTACAAGAACTAAGTTTGTATTTGCTGTTGCTAAATTAGCATTTAAGTTTGATGTTTGGTTTGTAAATGTTGCAGTTGGTGCATCATTCTCAATAACATTTACAGTTAACGAATCGGTAGTTGTTGTACCAAATCCATTTGTAAATGTAATTGTTGAATCTATTGTATCACCACTCTGAGTTACTGAACCACTTAAGTTTACATTCAATGATAAACTACCATTTGAGTTTATTGATATTGCTGAGTTAGATGAACCCCATGTACCACTTTGGTTTGAACCATAATCAGCTTGAGTTGAACCATAATCTGTTGTTTTTATAGTTGTACCACTTAATTCAGATTCTTTGATATAAGGCCCCGCTGACCAGTTATCTGTTATGGTTGCTGCTGTATCATCTGAAATAGGTATGGTTACTATAGCAACACTTGAAATTGTTGAATTAAAGTTATCTCTTACTTGAACTCTATATTGATATTCATTTATTAAATCAGAATTTATTACAACACCAGTTTTTCTTGTCACATTACCACTCGAATCCATTTGGAAAGGATTTTCGTGTGGGTCTGTTAATTGTGAAGTCCCACCATATGAACCACTTGCTACATTACTATTATCTAATTCTAATTTATGTAAATCAAATGTTACAAATGAAATACTATCACCTTCGTTATCTGTTGCTGATATCGAACCAACAGATGCTCCATTTGAACTATTTTCATTTATAGATGATAGAGTTTGATTTGAAAGAGTTGGTACTAAGTTATCAGTTACATTTATTGTAATTGGTAAAAATGTTCTCGAATCAGAATCTTCACCACTTTCATAATGTTCATCTGAAGCAGTTATACTAAATGTATATTGTGTTTGTGATTCATAATCTAATGAACTTGTATTTTGTCTAATATCAACATAAGTTGAATATTTTGTAATATCGAAATGGTCATTATCAATTGATGAAGAAGTGATAGTGATTGTATCACCTTCTGCATCTGTAAAGAATACTCTTTTTACTAAAGTATTATTTGTAGAGTTTTCATTTAAGTTAGATGTTACAGAAGTAATAACATTTCCACCAGTTGAACCTTCTCTAAATTTAGGAGATTCGTTTGGTGTTACAAAGATTGTAATATCTTTTTCAATTGTAGCGTTGAAAGTATCAGTTGCAGTTGCAGTAAATGTATGACCATGTACTCCACCAACTAAATCTGTATTAAACGATGATGATTCTGCTAATGCATTTAAAGTTAATACACCATTAGATGCCACTCTAACTAAATCATCGGAGTATGATGAAGCAGTTCCAAAAGTTAATGATTGTCCTTCGGGGTCTGTTCCTGCAATTGTTACGATTGTTGAACCATTTGAAGTATATTCTTCTATTGTTTGATTACCAGTTGTTATTGTTGGGGTAGTATTTGGGAAAAATACTTTAGTTATAAAATCTTCAACTGAACCACTTGTACCAAAGTTATTATTATAAACACCACTTGGTAAATCTGTATTCGATACTACTCTATTTCCATTATATGTTAATTGAGCTGAACTACTTACAATTCCACTACCATCAGTAACTTGAGATGAACCACTAATTACGCTAGTTCCATCAAGTGTTCTCAATACTGAACCACTAATTACTCCACTACCATCTAAGTTTCTTAATACAGAACCACTAACTACACCTGTTCCATCTAAGTTTCTTAATACACTTCCACTAATTACACCAGTCCCATCTAAAGTTGTGAGTACAGAACCACTAACTATGTTAGTTCCATCCGTTGAGAATGATTCTGATATAAATCCTAGTGCAGTAATTTGAGATGAACCACTAATTACATCAGTTCCACCTAAAGTTGTGAGTACACTTCCACTAACTATATTACTACCATCAGTAACTTGTGCTGAACTAGATACTAACCCACTTGGTACATTTGTTAGTTGAGTAAAATCACTTGTTCCACCACCACTACCAAATCCACTTGAAGCGGCTGAAGCTGAAATATAAGAATCAGTAATTATTGAGGTTATCTGTGTTGAACCACTTACTACTCCTGCTGGTAAACCCGTTGATATATCAGTTGATATTACCCAATATCCATCATAATAGATATAAAGATTGCCATCATTAGATTTCCACCATAAATCTCCTTGTGATGGAGAACTAGGTGCTGAATCAGAAACAGTTACACTTGCACTACCACCACTTGCTGAAGAAGATATTTCAAAATTATCTCCAACTTGGTTTATTGTAATGTTTGTACCTGCAACTAATGAACCACTAAATATACCTGTTTCATCAAATGTTCTAATTACAGAACCACTAACTATATCAGTACCATCAAATGTTCTAATAACAGAACCACTAACTACATTAGTTCCATCTAAGTTTCTTAATACACTTCCACTAACTATATCAGTACCATCAAATGTTCTAATAACAGAACCACTAACTATACTACTACCATCTGTTATTTGAGATGAACCACTAATTGTTCCACTTGGTAAAGAACCAATAACTTGTGCAGAACCACTAATTGTTCCTGCTGGTACTGAACCTCCTCCTCCACTTGGTAATGTAATTGTATTACCAGTTGATATTGTTAATTGGTCTCCATCAATAGAAAGTGTTTGAGAATCTGTTTCAGATGTTAAATAAGAACCGGTTGCTGCTTCTATACTAGATAATCTACTATCAGTTGATGATGTATATGAATTTAATGAGGTTATATTAGTTTTAGAACCACTTAAAACGTTAGTTCCATCTAAAGTTCTTAATACTGAACCACTAACTACACCAGTTCCATCTAAAGTTCTTAATACTGAACCACTAATTACGTTAGTTCCATCTAAATTTCGTAATACCGAACCACTTATTACACCAGTTCCATCAAGTGTTCTTAAAACACTTCCACTAACTACATTAGTTCCATCTAAAGTTGTGATTACTGAACCACTAACTACACCAGTTCCATCGAGTGTTCTTAATACCGAACCACTAACGATTCCACTTGGTTTATTTGTAAGATTTGAGTAATCTAATGAACCTACGAATGAAGTTGCAGTAATAGAACCAGTTACATCTAAATCTGCACTTACTTTATACTTACCATCTTCAGTAGTCCATATAGAAGAACCTCCACCTCCACCACCTCCTCCGAGGGATGATAGGTCAATAGTATTTCCTTCTGATATGGTTAATTCTTTAGAAGCTTGATTAAATGTAAGAGTTTGGTCATCTGTATCGGTGATATTTCCGATTGATGTAGCAATTGATGAACTAAACGCAGAGAATCCACTTGTTTGAGTTATGGAAACTTGAGAAGAACCACTAACATTTCCACTTGGTAAATAATTTAATATTGAGCCACTTAAAACACTAGTTCCATCCAAATTCCTTAACACAGAACCACTAATTACACCTGTTCCGTCTAAAGTTCTTAGTACAGAACCACTTACGATATTACTACCATCTGTAATTTGTGTTGAACCACTTATTATAGTTGGTAATGATACGAGTGAACTAAATGGTATATTAGTAAGTGAGTTTCCATCTCCTTGAAATGAACCAGTAAATGAACCACTAACACCAGATGCTTCAGATAGGTTAACTAACCCACCACCTGCTACTGTAAAATCTCCTTCGATTACCGATGCAGTTACTACACCTTGTATCTGTTTACTTTGAATTAATGTTGCCATATTATCTGCTCACTATCTTTCCTTTTACTGAGAAATCTGTATATACAACTAGCTCTGGTGCTAATGTAATATTTTCAGTAAAATTAATTACTATATCTGTTTCATTTTGTGTAACTGAGTAACTACTTGATGGTTTTTTAATTCCAGTCAAATAAACATCAACATAATCTGCTGATGAATCTACTTTTATCTCTTCAAAAACAAATCTTTTATTAGAAAGAGTAACGGTAAATAAATTACCACTCAAACTAATAGAATCTGGAATGTGGGTAAAAATAGATGTATCACTTATTACCTCGTTTACCAATTCTCTAAATCTTTGTTTATCATCAAAGGGAGTTACAATATTTGGTTTCTTTTTACTCATACTGATTCAATATCTCCTTCAACTTTAATATCATCATCACTTTCCAAATTAAATGGAAAATTTTCTTTTATAAATTTAACTAAAAAGTCATTATCTTTCTGCTCACTTATATAATCTCGTTCCAATATAAACTGACCATTTATAAATATATCAAACCTTGAGTGTTCTTTCCTATTTTTGTGTAATTTTATATTTAAATCTTTCATTTTTACATTAGGGACTTTCCATATAAAATATTTTGGATGACGAGAATTAACTTCTTCAAGTTTAAATTCATTAAACTCGTGTACTTGTTCTAATATTTTTTTTAAATCCTTGATAGCCATTATAGTTCTAAAAATTTACCAGTTATACCAAATTCATCACCACTTTCGAGTATATAACCCAATTCAGTTGCAGTTGCAACTAGTCTGCCATCACCATCTAGGGAACCTGTTCCAAAGTTAAACGTAATTTCATTTGAAGTTTTCTGAGATGTATAATTATACTTGTTATATGGTATAAGCACACCATTAATATAAACTCTAAACCAATCATCTACATCAAATACCCCAACAAGTTGAGGTGGAAGTACTGGTAATTCTACATTAGTTAATTTTACGGAATCTGCATCTATAAAAGTTGCATCTTGACTTCCTCTGATTGACATGAAATCAATTACATCAGCATATTCAGAATCTAATGATTGTTGTCCCATATTTAGAGATTTTCCTGTTAAATCAGTTTCCGTACCGAAAACAACCTTTTTAGGTCCTATTACTTTTTTATGAGTACTTTCATTATCAAATTGTTCTGGTAAAAGATATGCATTAACCATCATTGTGAATGTTGTACGAACAATTCGTTGTGTTCCTTCACCAACTTCAGTTGTATTATCAAATGAATCTATTTTTGTTCTAAATTTAAATCCACCCTTATCTCCCCAATACTCATCTGTTGCATATTGAAATGCTTCAACGATTTTATTCATGTGTTCTGTAAAATCAGTCCATATTATTACTTCATATGATACAGTAACATAATCAGGCATTACTATATCGTAGAAATTAACTGGTTTTTCAGTTCGAGTTATTGCAGAAAATCTATCATATCTATGTTTCTTTGAATATCGAGATACTGCTGAATAAGATACATGGCGATTCATTGTAGATGCCAAAGTATCATCTCTTGCAACAGAGTTTCTTTTAAACATTACTAATGGAATTTGAATCATTCCATTCTTATCTCTAAGATATCCATCCTTTTGTACAGATTTCCATCTTTCGGGATTACCATATACAACAGGTATCTTTTGTTTCTCTTCAAATATTTCAACAGTAGGTAAAATAGTATCTATCATGTGTTCAGCTATTGCCATATCCACATCATATAACTTTACACCTCTCCCAGTCTCAATACTTTCTGTTTTATATTGAGTTGCTCTGTTCTTATTGATATTTTTTAATGGGTCTATTGCCATAATTAACTATATATCCTATCATCTATTTGTATTTGACTTCTTCTCACCATTAATGCAGATGCAATCAATACATTACTAGCATCTTCAAATGTATTTGAATTTTTATCGTATATTTCCGGTGAACCACCAATCCATTGAGGTTCTTTTACATTATCTATTTCATAATAGATAGTATCATATAAAATTACATCACCAATCTCTGGATATCCAACATTTGTGTTTTGAATTGCTTCTGTTGGTACTAATGTACCATTTACATCCCTAACTTTTGGAACTGCATAAGAAGTATCTCTAATTCTCTGTCTATTGAATCTAAATTCAACTAAACCTTGTTTATCTGGTCCGAATCCTTCATAAGTAACATTAATTGGCTCTCTATCTACGATTGCCATCATAGTTGCAGGTGCTCTCCATACCTTACCTAAAGATTCTCCGTATAGATTTGTTTTAGTTTCACCAACAGATACCTTAAACAAGGTTACCGCTTGCTCTACAACATAATCCACCACTTCTTCTGAAATAGTTTTTATGAAATCCAAATCTCGTGAGTTAAAAAACTTTGGCATAACGTTATCCTACATAAATATTTAAAGGAACACGAGTCATTACTTGTTGTTGTTGTTCAACCATAGCTGCTTCGTTCTCCATTCGTACTTTTTTACTAACCGCATCAAGATTTTCTCTTAATTGTTCAATTAATGCATCTTTTTCTGTTTGAGCTTCAGCTCTAAGTGCTGCACCATCTAAAGAAACTTCAGAACCAGGAATAGGAACTGTATTATATTTCTCTCTAACTGCACCTAATATCTCTTTTGCTAAAGCAAGTGTATATTTTCTAATCCATTGTCTACCAACATCATTAATTTTAGTGTATTTAGCAAAATCATATCCTACATTTGAATAATCAGATACTACATCAGGTAATATAATAGTATTGTTTTCTCTTCTATCTTTTACAACTTGATATTCAAACCATAACTTGTATTCGGATGCTGGTTTTGGTAAAATTGTTATCTTATTATTTACGATATTAAAAGAGTGTGCAGATTTTCTAATCTGGTCATTGAATTCAATCTGTTGAATTCTTAACATATCTTCATAAATCGGCATCATAATAAATTGTGCTGCTGGTGAGAATGAACCAAATCCAAATTCATCAACTAAGTTAAGAGTTCCTTGTCCACTTACTGAATAAGGGTCAAAGAATCTTTGTATAGCTGGTGAAGATTCGTAATAAACTGTTGTTACATCAATTCTTTCATTACTTTCAGAAGCATCACCCCATAAAGATTGTAAATCATATGATTGTGTACCAGGACCTACATCTATATATCCTTTTTTGATATCTGCTCTACCACCAACGTTAGCAAGGTTACCATATCCTTCTGCTATTGTTACGATATTATTTATTTCCGAACCATTTACTGATTTACCTTGGTAGTTGGAACCCGTTGTTTGTCCTTCAAGAGCTCCTAAGTTATTTCTTATATTAAATTGATTTACTTGTGCAGAATACTCAGATACTGCTTCTTCAAATACAGCAAAAAAGTTTTCTCCTTGTAATTCTATATCAATAATAGGATATCCTAATCTTTTTGCACACCATGATGCAACTTTAGGTGCATCTGATTGAAATGCAGCATCTGTATCATAAATTCCAAATGGAGTTGATGAACCTGATGTAAAGGTGGATGTTCCTGTCCAAATTCTTGCTTGAGACATATATTTTATTCCTTAGTTATACAATTATACTCTTATAAATATAAAATAAACGAAAAGGAGGGTATAATATAAAAAAAGAGGGAAACCTTTTCAGGAATCCCTCTTAAATTATTGATACTCTATTAGAATATCTAAGTTTAAAACTTAATTAACGATTATACGTTAGCTAAATCTTTTACATAGATTTTTCCGTAGAATTCAGGTCTAACCATTTTCTTAGCGTATCTCGTCATAACTCCTCTTCTTGGAGTGAAGTTAGTCGGGTCATACACTAAAGGTGTCATGATTAATGGTACATACGGTGCATAAACAGCTCCAGTTTCAAGGAAATTACTTCCTTTAAATCCTAACAAGATTTCGTTTGAAGTCATGTAAGGGTTTTTGTAAACTGTGTATCTGTTTGCAATAGAACCAACAGTAGTTACACCAGCTGCGAAAGATGAAGCATCTTTATCAGCAGATACAGTAAATCCTGGGATAGATTCTAAAATAGTACATACGTCTGGAGAAGCAACAACGAAGTTTGCTCCACCTCTAAGTGTTAATTGGTGAATCTTGTTAGAAACTTTGTTAAGTTTCGCTCCAAGAGTCTGGAACCAAGAGTTCTTAGTATAAGCAGCTGAATTAGTTCCAGCAACCCATGCACCAGTTGAAGAGTTATACTCCTCACCTAAAGATACAGACCAGTATTCAGTAGTTAAAGCGTTAGCTTTTAACATATCAAGGATTTCAAGGTCAATCTCTAATGAGATGTACTCTGATAACATTGAAGTTAATTCAGCTTCAGCATCAATACTGTGGTATGCATTTAAATCTTGTGCTAATTCAGGTGTCCATACAGCCTTTAGTTTTCTAGTCTTAGCAACAATTGCTTCAGACTTTAATTCTAAATCAACTTCAGGAATACCAACATCAGCTCCAGTTTTATCTTCAAAATCACCTCTGTTTTCAGCAATTGGCTGTTGAGAATGTTTTACAGTAAGAGCATCTACGAAATCCTTACCATCTCCACCTTTTGCGAAAAATTCGATGTTTGCACCATTTACTTTAGAGTAAGCTGGGTAAAAAGCATCTGCCGCTGAGAAATCAGAAGCTGAAATATAGAAACTTCTTACAGCATCTAAATCAGGTCTTACTAATCCTGCATGAGCGATTACAACTTTTTGAATCTCGTTATCAGCAACTGATGCAGATAATGCAGAATCATATTGTACGTCTGCCCATGAAGCAGTTGTAGCAGTTACAGAACCAGCAGCGATATCAATAGATACATCGTTTGCAGAGTATCCAAATCTACCTTCACCATATAAACCATTTACAGCTGAATCAGTTGAACCTAAGTCAGCTCCAGTACCACCAAAAAGTGAATTACCACTAAATCCAGGATTACCTGGTTGAGCAGTACCATACTTAAAGTCTAAATAAAAGATTAGACCAGAAGGAAGGTTCATTGGTTGTACACTAACGAATTCTTTCGATGCAATTTCACCGAAGATACGTCTTACTAATGGAAGGGCTACCCCACTCCATTCTTCACTACCAGCTGATGTACCAGTTGCAGTGGATTCGTCAAGCAATTGTTTTGCTTGGTTTTCTAACAATACAGAAATCTGTGATTGTTCTCTTTCTCCTAAACCTTCTAAAAGTCCAGTTTGTTCCCATTTTCCTTTAAGCTCTCTTGTTTCAGCAAGCATAACTGATTGTGGGTTCTTTCCTTCCATTAGTTTAGATAAATCAAAATTTGCCATTTTTATTTTCTCCTTAAATGTTTGTTAATTAATTAATGTTAGCAAGTTTCTTAAATCTATCCGCCATCGTGTTAGTTGATTCAGCTATTACTTCTTTCGAAGGAGCAGTTGATGCAACTGATTTAGATGCGAATGATTCATTAATCTTACTTGATTTTACTTTTTTCTTAGTTCCATTAAACTTAAATGATTCAGCTAATGTGCTAAATACAAGTTTAACTTCTCTAACGTTACCTGTTCTATCTAATGTTTCAACAACTTTCATTTTCTGGTCGTTAGTTAAATCATAAGAACGGAACAATTTGTTTGTATAAAGTAATTTTGCGTTAAGCAAGTTTACTTCATTGATAGTAGATTTAAGTTCCTTGATTGTACTCATTGCTTCTTCTAGTTCAGCTTGAGCTTCTTCAAGTTCGTTAGTTTCCTCTACAACTTCTTCAGAAACTTCTTCATCAGATTCATCTTCTTCACCATATCCCATTTCTTTTAGGATTTCGTTTAAGTCGATGTCTTCATCTAAGTCTTCTTCTTCAGTTTCTTCAACTGCTTCAGCTTCTTCTTCACCTTCTTCTGCAATTTCCTCTTCTTCAGATTCTTCACCTTCATTGTGGTGTTCTTCTTCGTGAGATTCGATTTCATCAGATGCGATATCAGATACTTCTTCAGCTTCTTCATCATCAAGTTCTTCTTCAAGTTCTTTAATGATTGATTCTAAATCAAGTTCATCTTCATCAGATTCTTCTTCAGATTCCATAGTTTCTTCTACTTCTTCTTCTTCAGCTTCTTCTTCAGATTCTTCTTCTTCAGATACTTCTTCAGCTTCTTCAGATTCTTCTTCTTCAGATACTTCTTCAGCTTCTTCAGATGATTCTTCTTCTTCTGTTACAGTTTCTTCTACTTCAGATACTTCTTCTTCAGATACAGTTTCAGTTGATTCTTCAACTTCTTCTTTATCTTCGTTTTCAGTTACTTCAGCTTCTTCTACTACTTCGT